ATGCTGGAACAAATGGGCATTGCCGCGAAGCAAGCCTCGTATAAATTAGCGCAACTCTCCAGCCGCGAAAAAAATCGCGTGCTGGAAAAAATCGCCGATGAACTGGAAGCACAAAGCGAAATCATCCTCAACGCTAACGCCCAGGATGTTGCTGACGCGCGTGCCAATGGCCTTGGCGAAGCGATGCTTGACCGTCTGGCACTGACGCCCGCACGGCTGAAAGGCATTGCCGATGATGTGCGCCAGGTGTGTAACCTCGCCGATCCGGTGGGGCAGGTAATCGATGGCAGCGTACTGGACAGCGGCCTGCGTCTTGAGCGTCGTCGCGTGCCGCTGGGGGTGATTGGCGTGATTTATGAAGCGCGCCCGAACGTGACGGTTGATGTCGCTTCGCTGTGCCTGAAAACCGGTAATGCGGTGATCCTGCGTGGTGGCAAAGAAACCTGTCGCACTAACGCGGCAACGGTGGCGGTGATTCAGGACGCCCTGAAATCCTGTGGCTTACCGGCGGGTGCCGTGCAGGCGATTGATAATCCTGACCGTGCGCTGGTCAGTGAAATGCTGCGTATGGATAAATACATCGACATGCTGATCCCGCGCGGCGGGGCTGGTTTGCATAAACTGTGCCGCGAACAGTCGACAATCCCGGTGATCACAGGTGGTATAGGCGTATGCCATATTTACGTTGATGAAAGCGCAGAGATCGCTGAAGCATTAAAAGTGATCGTCAACGCGAAAACTCAGCGACCGAGCACATGTAATACGGTAGAAACGTTGCTGGTGAATAAAAACATCGCCGATAGCTTCCTGCCCGCATTAAGCAAACAAATGGCGGAAAGCGGCGTGACATTACACGCAGATGCAGCTGCGCTGGCGCAGTTGCAGACAGGCCCTGCGAAGGTGGTGGCGGTTAAAGCCGAAGAGTATGACGATGAATTTCTGTCATTAGATTTGAACGTTAAAATCGTCAGCGATCTTGACGATGCCATCGCCCATATTCGTGAACACGGCACACAACACTCCGATGCGATCCTGACCCGCGATATGCGCAACGCCCAGCGTTTTGTTAACGAAGTGGATTCGTCCGCTGTTTACGTTAACGCCTCTACGCGTTTTACCGACGGCGGCCAGTTTGGTCTGGGTGCGGAAGTGGCGGTAAGCACACAAAAACTCCACGCGCGTGGCCCAATGGGGCTGGAAGCACTGACCACTTACAAGTGGATCGGCATTGGTGATTACACCATTCGTGCGTAAATAAAACCGGGTGATGCAAAAGTAGCCATTTGATTCACAAGGCCATTGACGCATCGCCCGGTTAGTTTTAACCTTGTCCACCGTGATTCACGTTCGTGAACATGTCCTTTCAGGGCCGATATAGCTCAGTTGGTAGAGCAGCGCATTCGTAATGCGAAGGTCGTAGGTTCGACTCCTATTATCGGCACCATTTAAATCAATAAGTTACACATCATTAGTACCTTCCTTATTTTTTGACTGGGACAAATTTGGGACCGATGGGTTCAGGATCGAGTCTATTTGCCGTGCGTGTTCGGTAAGGTGATTAGGTGCAAGGTGAGCATATCGACGAACCATTTCGATAGACTCCCAGCCTCCCATTTCCTGTAACACTGACAACGGGACTCCGGCTTGAACCAGCCAACTTGCCCAGGTGTGTCTCAAGTCGTGAAATCTGAAATCATCAATACCAGCCCGTCTCAGCGCCGCTTTCCAGGCTGTGTTTGCGTCATACCGCATCTTCCTTACTGTTGGCGCTTTCGTTCCGTCTGGTTTGGTACAGCTTTCCTTGTACACAAATACCCAACGGTGATGATTCCCGATTTGTTTTTTCAATACGCGACATGCAGTATCATTCAGCGCAACGCCAATTGCGCGGTTTGATTTACTCTCTTCCGGGTTTATCCATGCCACCCGGCGCTGCATATCTATTTGTTGCCATTCAAGGTTGATGATGTTCGAGCGTCTTAAACCTGTTGCCAGTGCAAATTCAACAACAGACTTTAATGGCTCCGGACATTCATCAATCAGCCTTTGTGCTTCATGGGGCTCCAGCCAGCGGATCCGTTTATTCTTTGGTTGAGGCACTTTAATAATTGGTGCCTTATCCAGCATTTTCCATTCACGCTCTGCGGCTCTTAGTAGGGCCTTTATAAATGAAAGATGCGTAGCCTTCGTTGCAACGGACGCTGGTTTTGGCGTGTATTCTGGAACAGGTTTCCCTTTTTTTCTGCATGCTTCTGCCCTGAGTCTCCAGTTTTCCTCATGACGCCGGTTCGTCATTTTCTGCATTGCTGAATAAATTTTTGATTCAGTAATGTCTCTTAGTTGCATTCCTGCGAAATGTTGAAGCCAGAATCCGATCCGGCTTTTGTCATCGTCCAGTGATTTTTTATGTGCTTTCTCTTCAAGCCACCTGACACACGCTTCCTCGAACGTTATATCAGGTATTTCACCAAGTTTGCTGACCCGCCATGCTTCAGCCTTTAGCTTGTCATGGAGTTCTGTCGCCTGCCTTTTGTCCTTTGTTCCAAGAGACTGTTTAAATCTTTTACCGTTCGGCAATGTGAAACTGGCGTACCATATTTCACCTCTGCGGAAGAGTGACATTTTCTTTCCTCTGTTATGCCATCACCCGCGCTCACCTGGACAGTATGCAGCGGAGACTGAAGCGCCGCAATGCAGGCTTGTCGTGTTGTGAGGTAAGGAGATTTATTCTTAGTGGGATCTTTGCGTGTTGCCTGAAGACGCCCTGTGCGTATCCAGTTAATGGCAGTCGGTCTGGATATCTTGAGAAAATGACAGGCCTCATCGAGTGTGAGGCTGTATGGCTCCATTATTTCACCTCTTGCTGTGACATTGTTGAAAAATGGATACCAGCTCGTTGCTGCCAGACGATCCAACCGAGAGTCATATCCCATGCCATGTATTCGTTATCGCCGTTTTTTGCTCTCCGACGATCTACTAAGTCACCGAAACGCTTTTCCATGAATAATTCATAAGCTTCGCGTTCATCTGGTTCTACTTCCAGAGATAGGAGTGCGATTTCATAAGCACGGCGCTCAATATCGTCTCGCACGTCAAGGCTGCTGATACGCTCTTTAATTTCTTTAATCAGTTCTTTGTCGGTAAAAGTGGTCATTATGCTCCAGCCTCCGGTGCTTTTGGCATTACTGCCCAGTGAGTGATATTGACGTTTTCAAGGTCCCCGACCTGAAATGTCCACTGCCATTCTCCGGTTTCTTTTTGTCCCCAGGTGTACCAGAGAGAACGCCAGCCAATTAGCCAGCCTTCTCCGTTAGCATCGAATAACAAAACACTTTCATTTGCTGGTGGCAGTTCAGCTGACACTGGTATTACTTTGTTTTCCTGTGCTGCACATTTAGCTTCAAGCGCATCGAATTTACGCACCAGGTATTCAGCATCTGTTTCATTTACTTTCAGATCTCGCGGTACACATCTCCCACGAAGAAACCCTTCCATTTCGAAAACATTCATGCGCATTTGCGTAACTCCGATAACTCGTTAAAGCGTTCCATAAACATCCCGTAGGCATGGCCCGGTGCCAGTGGAATCACGTTGAACATCTCTGTTGCCGGGATACCTTCCAGTACAGGCCAGAAAGAGCCATCATCAAGCCCGAGATCGCGGCGTTCGGTTGCCAGCATGATGAGATCGGCATATTTCACGGGCGTACTCATAACTGGGGGTAATCCGTATTTCTCACGGATTACGGAGTCTATTTTTTCTTCCATTTGTTTATAGTCAGGAAGAAGGCGTTTCAGTGGTGCGGGAATGTCCTGGCAATACGCTTCTGTTGCATCATGCATTAACGCTTCAAAAGCAAATTCCTGCGGCACCAGCTGGCTGCAAAGAACCGCATGTTGGGCGACGCTGTAGAAGTGCGAAAGATGACCGGCAAAGCGACAGATATTTGAAAGGGAAACCGCGATATCGTTAATATCGATGTCGTCTTTATTTATCCTGTCATAATAAAAATGCTTCCCGGAAAAAGTTTTAATAAATGACATTTTGTTCTCCACGTATATGCGCTGCACCGCGCTGAATTCTGGTAAAAAGAATCCCTCACCATCCGGCGATTATTGAGTAAATTACGTTTCCATAAATGCCCCCGCAGGGGCATTTGCAGTAATGAAATCAGGCGGTGAAAGTACCAATAAAGGTTTCTACTTTGCTGTCCTTGAATTTCTCAACAAGCAGATCACGAAATTCGTTAGCCATTTCTTCCTGCACCGCCTCCAGCTGAATAATGCGCAGAACCAGTACCGGACGATCGCCAGTGATAATGCTGAGGCGTAATTTAAACGGACGTTCTTTCAGACCTTCAAACGGAATGCATTTAAATTCAAATGCCACTGGCATAATGTCTTTGGTCTTCGCTTCGACAGACTCCATCAGGGAGCGTTTGCCGCTGAAGTCATTATCTTCAAAATCAGCGGTCTGGTTTGCTTCAATCGTGATTTTACGGACCGCCGCAGCCGCTTTTGTTGCCTGAATGGTGTCACCATTAGCATCAAAGCCCACAAGGTAGTCGGCCCAGTCTTCAATCCATTCTGCCAGTGATTTCTGGGAGTTACGCTCGCCATTAACAGACAACAGAGCAGAGAACGGTGCTGTCTTTTTCAGTTTGAGAGTGGCGGTGTTATCTGCGTGACCTGGTTCATCAATAGTACCCAGGTTAAGCACACTGACGGCACGCATATTATCAGCATCGATAAAGCAGCGGGTGCCTTCATCTGCAAGATCTTTAGAATAACGGGTAAAGTCATCGATGCTGGCAGTGGAAAGCGCACCACGGAAACGGAAGCGATTTAAATTAAATTTTTCCAGATCATGAATGCGGAAATTCTCAGGCAATGCCACAGCATCGGCACCAATCTTACTGATAATTTCATTAACACCCTGAGCAGAAATAATGGCATGGATTTGATTAATTGCGGTTGCGTCTAAGTTCTGAGACATAATAAGTCCTCACTATATAAAGATATTCAGTGATGAGATAAATAATCAGTTAATTAAAAACGATATTAACGACCTGCTGCGCGGAGTTTTCCGTCAGGTTCACCGGCAAGAGTCAGTAACTGTCCCTGGTCTTCCTGCAGAATAGTCAGGCGACCACCGCGATTGACATACATCGGCGTTTCGGTGGTGTCTTCTTCGGAAATTTTCCCGCGGTTAGTCGGGCGAACATATGAGAGTTTGTGTTTGATTTTCACACGGTTCTCATCAAATGGTTCGATTTCCAGGTTGAGTGAGACCTTACCTTTGGTTTTCGTGTTCATCACACCGGAAGCGACTTCACTGAGAACTGCGCCGATTTTGGTTTCAAATACGCCGCCGTCCAGCTCCCCGATAAATGCCTGCACATCAGTACTGCGTTCGCTAGCCATTTTGCTGCTCCTCATCATATCGACCCTGCAAGGCCGATTAGTTTCTCCACAAAACAGAGAAGAACACCTGCGGTGGCAGCCGCCCGGATGGATTGGGTTATGAGCCCGTCGTCCGGTGATGCTCTTCTCTGTTTTGTAAAAAAGGACGGTACCAGCCGGAAGCAAGAGTACAAGCTGGTACCGCCAGGACTACACACAGCATAAAGTTGTGGTGCCGGGTGCCTCCCGGTGCCTGGCGAAGGTTGCACACCAGGCGGGTGGGTATCTACAGAAGGTCGACTGTCAGCCTCAACCTTAACCCGCGTGCGCTGAGCCGCATTCACCACAACGCTAAGAATTCTCTCTGGTTGAAAATACTTAGCTGTTATGTGCCTGCTTTTAGCCACATCAGGCGAGGTGGACCTGGTTATTCCCCAACAACAAGGATTCGGTTAATCTGGTTATCCCCAACAACGCAAAAGGAAAAGAAATGTCCGGTAATATCTACACGTTGTACAAATCCCACTGTGAAAATGTTGGAAAGTATCGGGGCATTGAAATCAGTGGGGTAGTGTCATCAGTCGAAATAAGTAAAGTTGAATCAAGGGCAACATTACTTACTCTTCTGGACCTTGTCTTACATGAGCACCGGAAGAAATTCGGCACTCCCTATAATCAGTTGAATGGGAAAAAGGCTCTGGTTCACCTTATTCTGATGAAGCATCACTGGATGCCAAAGCAGATTAATGAGATGAAATTTGATGAACTTCTTCTTTCAATTCAGGATGAACTCACGCTTGATAAAATAAGCGTAACCGCCCAGAAATTTTTAGATTATCGAGACTGGAGATCACAAATTCATCACTTTGATGATTTTGACGAAAATGAATGGGATCCTAATTTGTCTGCACAATATCTAAAGTAACATCCTGTGATAAAACCGTGATTTCCTGATCCAGTTTTTTTAAGGAGTCTATTGTTTCCTGTCGATAAGACAGCACTTCACGAAGCTGGTTTATAGCTGCCAGCTTCTTTGTCATCCACTCATAAATTTCCTCATCTGTGTAGCCAGGCGCGACGATTTTGGGTTCTGTTTTGTGCATTTCACACCTCCTCAAGTTATCAGTTACTTGTTGAAGGGGACCAGATTGTTAAAGAGCTAAGCGTCCTGTAGGGCGCTTTTTTGTTGCTAACGAATCATCCTGGACTTCATATGCCCCAGGCGGCTACTTCGTGGGCGTCCTGCCTGTTCGTTGTTTCTCTTGGGTACATTATGTATCTTAAAGGTACATTGTCAAGTATAAAAAAACCTGCCGAAGCAGGTTCATAAACATTGATTAGGCTTTGATTTTGTATCTTCTTGGTTTTCCTGAGAAAATCACTGTACCAATTATAGAGCAATTACCGTTGATCTTAATGTAAGGCTCAGGCCAGTTTGGGTTTAACGCTTTGAGATAACGCTGTGTCCCATCTTCTATTAACCTTTTGAAGGTGGTTTCACCTGTATCGTGCATCAATGCAATAACGTCGTCACCGTGGCAGGCAGGTACTTCAGGATCGACAAAAATCATGTCTCCCGGGCGGTACTCATCAATCATTGAATCACCTATCACCCGCAAGATATAAGTCATTTCCCCACAGGGTACAGGGCAGGGATACGTTTCTGCTGTGCTCAAATCAACCTCAGAATATCCAACTTCTTTCCATGCTCCGGCCTGTACCCATGATATGACAGGGACTAATGTGATTTGTTTATTAGTGATTGAAACATCAGGTTTTTTTGTGATGTTCGTTGTCTGGTGTTCTTGATCGAGCCATCCGACAGGTAGGTCGAAACATTTTTCGATGTGTCGTGCCATGCTGTCACCGATATTTTTAGTAGCACCATCTCCCATAAACCTGCTGGTCTGGGTTGGCTCGCGATCAATCATAGTGGCAAAGGAAGAATTCCCGCCAACACCATCTCTCAGTTTTCTGGCGTTAGACCGCCGGATGTCATGGATTGTTTTCATAACGAAATTAAAACCCTTGTACCGTAAAGGTACAAGTATCTTGAAGGTTCATTTCAATCATGTAATATGTACACCGGAGGTACATATTGTATGAAAGCGTATTGGGACTCTTTAACCAAAGAACAGCAGGGCGAGTTGGCCGGAAAAGTTGGCTCAACACCAGGCTACTTACGGCTGGTTTTCAATGGCTATAAAAAAGCCAGTTTTGTGCTGGCTAAAAAACTTGAGCAATGCACGTCAGGTGCAATTACGAAATCTGACTTAAGACCGGATATCTATCCGAAAGATTAGCAGAACACTTTCAATTTTTAACCACAGAACGATGAGGCTAACCGTGGGTAAGCATCACTGGAAAGTAGAAAAACAGCCTGAGTGGTACGTGAAAGCTGTCAGAAAAACTATCGCAGCGTTGCCGGGTGGTTACGCTGAAGCTGCTGACTGGCTGGATGTAACAGAGCACGCATTATTTAACCGCCTTCGTGCCGATGGCGATCAGATTTTCCCGCTGGGATGGGCAATGATTTTGCAACGTGCTGGTGGAACTCACTTCATTGCTGACGCTGTGGCGCAGTCTGCAAATGGCGTCTTTGTGTCTCTTCCTGATGTCGAGGATGTGGACAACGCCGATATCAACCAACGCCTGCTGGAAGTCATTGAACAGATCGGCAGTTATTCAAAACAGATTCGTTCAGCAATTGAAGACGGTGTAGTGGAACCGCATGAGAAGACAGCAATTAACGATGAGCTGTACCTCTCAATTTCGAAGCTGCAGGAGCATGCAGCTCTGGTCTACAAAATCTTTTGCGTTTCAGAAAGTAGTGACGCCCGCGAGTGTGCAGCTCCGGGCGCCGTGGCGTGTCGTGACTGTGGAGAAACTAACGCATGAACAGTTTAACAACACACTACCGTCGCTCGCAACTGATTGCGCTTCCTGTACCGGGTGGAAAAGCGAAGGTGGAGTATTGCTATGCAGTAAATGTACCAGGTGACAGGGAAATTGTAACCCACAGCTTTGCAGAGTGGGCTGTGGGTGATTTCAACCGGCAGAAGGAGACAGTCCTTTGCGACAAGTTAACCGCTGGTTCAAAGATCACTACGGAGTGCCCGTCAGAGTCATTCGTTGGGAGCCGGAAACACAACGTGTTATCTACCTCCGCGAAGGCTATGAGCATGAGTGCTTCAGCCCGCTCGAACAGTTTCGTCGTAAATTCAGGGAAATAGAGGTCGGTCATGAGCACTAAATTAACCGGCTATGTATGGGATGGTTGCGCTGCATCAGGCATGAAATTATCCAGCGTGGCAATTATGGCCCGCCTGGCTGATTTCAGTAATGACGAAGGTGTGTGCTGGCCATCAATTGAAACCATTGCCCGCCAGATTGGCGCGGGAATGAGTACCGTCAGAACGGCTATCGCACGGCTGGAAGCAGAAGGCTGGTTAACGCGTAAGGCGCGTCGCCAGGGTAACCGCAATGCGTCGAATGTTTATCAGCTTAACGTTGCGAAGCTTCAGGCAGCGGCATTTTCTCAACTGTCAGATTCTGACCCGTCAAAATCTGACGCATCAAAATCTGACCCGTCAAAATTTGATGCGTCGAAATCTGGCAAAAAAGCGGGTTTTCACCCGTCAGAATCTGGCGGGGATCCGTCAGTAAAATCAAAACATGATCCGTCAGATAAAAAAACTTCTCGTCCGGACGCTTCGCAACCGGACACGCAGACGGCTGAACAGGAGTTTTTAACTCGCCATCCTGATGCGGTTGTATTCAGCCCTAAAAAGCGCCAGTGGGGAACGCAGGATGATTTGACCTGCGCACAGTGGCTCTGGAAAAAAATCATCGCCCTGTACGAGCAGGCCGCCGAATGTGACGGCGAGGTGGTTCGTCCCAAAGAACCGAACTGGACAGCCTGGGCAAACGAAATTCGCCTGATGTGTGTGCAGGATGGTCGTACTCATAAACAAATCTGCGAGATGTACAGCCGCGTCAGTCGCGATCCGTTCTGGTGCCGTAACGTGCTCAGCCCGTCGAAGCTGCGGGAAAAATGGGATGAGCTTTCCCTGCGCTTATCGCCGTCCGTCAGCACGTACACCGAAAAACGCGAAGACCCGTACTTCAAAGCCAGTTACGACAACGTGGACTACAGCCAGATCCCGGCAGGATTCAGGGGGTGATCATGAGTCTGTTAAATGACGTTCAGAAATTCATTGAAGCCCATCCGGGGTGTACTTCCGGAGACATTGCGGATGCTTTTGCAGGTTACTCACGGCAGCGCGTTCTGCAGTCTGCAAGCAAGTTACGTCAGAGTGGGCGTGTGGCTCACCGTTGTGAAGGAGATACACGCAGACATTTCCCGCGCCTGACTGAGAGAGCGCAGGAGCCGGAACCACAACCAGTTCGTGAAACCAGACCTGTGCGCAATTTCTATGTCGGCACTAACGATCCCCGGGTGATTTTGTGCCTGACCCGCCAGGCGGAAGAACTGGAGTCCAGGGGCTTATACCGTCGTGCTGCAACGGTGTGGATGGCGGCATTCCGTGAAAGCCACTCCCAGCCAGAACGAAACAATTTTCTGGCGCGTCGTGAACGGTGTTTACGGAAAAGCAGCAAGCGGGCTGCATCAGGTGAAGAGTGGTATCTGTCAGGGAATTACGTGGGGGCTTAATGAGTAATAAATATTGCCAGGCGCTGGTGGAACTGCGGAACAAACCAGCCCATGAACTGAAGGAAGTGGGCGATCAGTGGCGCACGCCGGACAACATTTTCTGGGGAATTAACACCCTGTTTGGCCCGTTTGTTCTGGATCTGTTCACCGACGGTGATAACGCCAAATGTGCCGCGTATTACACGGCGGAAGACAATGCGCTGGCGCATGACTGGTCAGAACGTCTTGCGGAGCTTAAAGGTGCTGCCTTTGGTAATCCCCCATACAGCCGCGCCAGTCAGCATGAGGGGCAATACATCACTGGCATGCGTTACATAATGAAGCATGCCAGTTCCATGCGTGATAAAGGCGGTCGCTATGTTTTCCTGATCAAAGCTGCCACCAGCGAAGTGTGGTGGCCGGAAGATGCAGATCATATTGCTTTTATTCGCGGGCGTATTGGTTTTGAACTGCCTGTCTGGTTTATCCCGAAAGACGAGAAGCAGGTGCCGACAGGCGCTTTCTTCGCTGGTGCTATTGCTGTTTTCGACAAGACCTGGAAGGGACCGGCAATCAGCTACATCGGGCGCGATGAACTTGAGGCATGTGGTGAGGCGTTTCTGGCGCAGGTTCGCCAGCAGGCGGAAAAACTGGTCAGGGAGATGGCGGCATGACGACGTTAACTCAATGCCAGCAGCAGGTGCTGGATATGCTGATTTCTTATCAGAAAGAACGTGGCTTCCCGCCAACCAATCAGGAGGTGGCAACCATGCTGGGATACCGTTCGGTGAATGCAGCGGTGGAACATCTTCGCGCACTGGAGAAAAAAGGCGTCATCACGATAAAGCGTGGTGTGGCCCGGGGGATCACGCTTCATACCGTGGTGAAGGACGACGACAGCGAGGCGGTCGGGATTATCCGCTCACTGCTTGCCGGTGAGGAAAACGCCAGGCTGCGTGCAGCCCACTGGTTACATGAGAGGGGCCTGAAAGTATGAAGCTAATACTGCCTTTTCCGCCCAGCGTGAACACGTACTGGCGACACCCCAACAAAGGGGCGTTTGCAGGTAAGAGCCTGATAAGCGTGGCAGGGCGAAAATTCCAGAGCGCGGCGTGCGCAGCAATAGTTGAGCAGTTACGTCGTCTGCCGAAACCAACGTCGGCACCTGCTTCAGTGGAGATCGTGTTGTTTCCTCCGGATAACCGGATCCGCGATCTGGACAACTATAACAAGGCGCTGTTTGACGCCCTGACCCACGCGGGTGTGTGGGAAGACGACAGTCAGGTGAAAAGAATGCTGGTGGAGTGGGGACCGGTTATCCCGGAGGGGAAGGTCGAGATCACTATCAGTAAGTACGAGAAAACGGCGGGTGCAGCCGCCTGATCAAGAGGAGAAACGAAGTATGAATAATCTGATGGTCATTGATGGTATTGAAGTTCGTCGTGATGCTTATGGGCGTTACAGCCTGAACGATCTGCACAGGGCAGCCGGGGGAGAACAAAAAACCGCCCGAAATACTGGCTCTCCAATAAGCAAACCTGTGAATTGATTGAACAACTTTTCACCGAGGGTGGAATTCCGCCTCTGGAACAAAATCAACCAGTTAGCGTCATTAATGGCGGAAATAACCAGGGGACGTATGTCTGCAAAGAACTGGTGTATGCCTATGCAATGTGGATCAGCCCGTCATTCCATCTGAAGGTGATCCGTACTTTCGATATGGTAACCAGCGCACCGGAAAAATTATCCGGGCAGGCTGCTGACAAGATGCAGGCTGGAGTGATTCTGCTGGACTTTATGCGCAGGGAGTTAAACCTGTCTAACTCTTCAGTGCTTGGGGCCTGTCAGAAACTCCAGGAGGCTGTTGGCTTACCGAATCTGGCACCGCGCTATGCCATTGATGCTCCTGCTGACGCGCCTGATGGCTCAAGTCGCCCGACACTGTCGCTGAGTGCACTGCTGAAACAGTATGGTATCCGCCTTACGGCTAATCAGGCATATCACCAGATGGCGAAGCTGGGGATCGTCGAACAGCGCGAACGATACAGCCGTACAGCGATTAACAACATCAAAAAATTCTGGTCGCTGACGGCGAAAGGCTGCATGTTCGGCAAGAACATCACCAGTCCTGCAAATCCGCGCGAGACGCAGCCGCACTTCTTCGAATCCCGATTCCCTGAGCTGTTAAAGCTGCTCGATACCGTTCATTGAGGTGACCGTGAGAGCACTACTGACCCCTGAAATTGCCCCGCGTATGGGGATCGTATTGTTCAGACCAGGTTCAGAGCTGATGCCCCTGTTTATGCAGGGGCGTGTCCTGCTGGAGCCTGAGCCGGAACGTTATTCATCTTTCGCCAGTGGTGCCGTTCCGGCGGCATCACAACCGCTGGCGGATGATCCTGCCGTTCGGGCCGTATTCCGCAATGAGGCAGTGATCCGTCGTGCTGGTGGCGTGGAATGTCTTGAAAGCTGGTTACTTCGTGAAAAGGGCTGCCAGTGGCCTCATTCCGACTGGCACAGCGAGAACATGACCACAATGCGACACGCTCCGGGCGCAATCCGTCTGTGCTGGCACTGCGATAACCAGCTGCGCGATCAGTTCACGGAACGGCTGGAATCAATGGCAACGGATAACTGTGCCCGCTGGGTGTTGTCTGTTGTGCGTCGGGATCTCGGTTTTGATGACAGTCACGTTGTGACAATGCCGGAACTGTGCTGGTGGCTGGTTCGTAATGACCTGGCGGGTGCCTTGCCGGAAAGTGCAGCCCGTAAGGCACTGAGATTACCGAAGCCTGTTGTGCCGTCTGTCACCCGGGAAAGTGACCTTGTTCCTTCGGTTCCTGCCATCAGCATCATCCAGGATAAAGTGAAAAAGGTGCTGGCGCTGAAAGTGGATCCGGAGTCGCCGGAGTCTTTTATGTTACGCCCAAAACGTCGCCGCTGGGTTAACGAAAAGTACACGCGCTGGGTTAAGACACAGCCGTGTGCATGTTGTGGAAAGCCTGCTGATGATCCCCACCACCTGATAGGCCACGGTCAGAGGGGAATGGGTACAAAAGCGCATGACCTCTTTGTGTTGCCTTTGTGCAGAAAGCATCACGACGAGCTGCATGCGGATACCGTGGCATTTGAAGAGAAGTATGGCTCCCAGTTGGAGCTGATATTTCGTTTTATCGATCGTGCGCTGGCAATAGGCGTACTGGCGTAAGTGGAGAACGAGCATGAACCTTGAAGCTTTACCAAAATATTACTCCCCAAAATCTCCAAAATTGAGCGATGACGCACCGGCGACAGGCTCGGGTGGTTTAACAATTACAGATGTGATGGCTGCGCAGGGGATGGTGCAGTCGAAAGCACCGCTTGGGTTTGCCTTATTCCTGGCAAAAGTTGGTGTTCAGGATCCTCAGTTTGCGATTGAAGGTCTGCTCAATTACGCGATGGCACTGGATAACCCGACATTGAACAAATTGAGTGAAGAAACCCGGCTACAGATCATTCCTTACCTTGTGAATTTTGCCTTTGCTGATTATTCCAGGTCTGCGGCAAGTAAGGCTCGCTGTGAGCGTTGTGCTGGTACTGGATTTCATAATGTATTGCGCGAAGTGGTGAAACACTCCAGAAGCGGGGAGTCTGTTATCAAGGAAGAGTGGGTGAAGGAACTATGTCAGCATTGTCATGGTAAGGGAGAAGTCAGCACAGCGTGCAGAGGGTGTAAGGGTAAAGGTATTGTCCTGGATGAAAAAAGAACCCGGCTTCATGGTACGCCTGTTTATAAGATTTGTGGGCGTTGCAATGGAAAACGGTTTAGTCGTTTACCAACCACACTGGCGCGGCATCATGTCCAGAAACTGGTACCAGACCTGACGGATTATCAGTGGTACAAAGGATATGCAGATGTCATTGATAAACTGGTTACAAAGTGCTGGCAGGAGGAATCTTACGCTGAAGCACAATTGAGAAAGGTGACAAGATAAGTGATCTTCGCCGAAAATGGTGACATGATGCTTGCAATTTTCAAAAAACATGGATAAGATTTTCTCAACGATGGGCTTTATGTATCTGCCGTTGATAACCTTCAAGAACTCGCCATTGAGCGGGTTTTTTATTGTGTAAAAACAGAATGACGGTATTAATTAGTAATATAATTATTCGACCATACAACTAGGGGTCGAAAAAATGTATGTTTTTGAGTTAATCAAGCCAGGCAGTAATCTTAAGTTTGAAAACAGAGAGTTAGAATGGACGTTTAATAACTTATTATCCCATTTAGAAACTGCATTTTATGATGCTAATGTAGCATTAAATTTATTCGAACAGGAAAGAACTAAGAATAACAGTAAATTCGATAATATTTCTCAGACATGGCAAGCTGATGTACAGAAACGACAAGCACTGGAAATGCTGGTTCGTAAAGAGTTTGGTTATCAACCTTATGAATATTCAGAACAGGTTTTTTCAGAGGTCGAGCTACGTCTAAAAAGAGAAAAATGGAATAACGGTGAATATCCGTTGGCTCATCAACACAGATTGATCTTCTTACATGCAAAATCATTTCTCTACGCTTTGGATGCTATTGATAAATTTTTAAAGGTAATTTCAAAAGAAAATGGCGCGCCAGAGAACATTAAAAAATTGCATGAACAGCTTTCTAAAGACTTTCCGGATTTAAGAAAGGTAAGGAATTCAGCTCAACACATGGAAGACAGAGTTCGTGGGCTTGGTGCAGAGAAAGAACCAAAGCCAATAAAACTCAAACCTGTAAATAATATTCATGTTGTTGCACCTCAGGGGGCATTGATGTTGAATAACTTATTCGGAACTAAATTTGGGTGCACTATGGCTGATGGCTATTATGGTGAAGTAGATATTTCGACAGAGTCTTTGGCAAAGTTGCAAAATTTAATCCAAAAAGTTTTTAATTCCTTCAGTTGGGAAGGACCAAAGCAACACCTTCCCCGATAACATTTTCTTTTTTATTGAAAGCCGCCAAATAATTGGCGGCTTTTTTATTTCACAGTACCCGCAAATATCGCGAGGTGAGAGATGACGAAATGCCTCATAACCCAAATACCTGGCTGGACTTGGTCCAGAGCTGGTGGCGTGGAGACACACCGCTGGGCGCAGTGATTATGTCGATTGTTATGGCTGGTTTACGTATCGCCTATTTTGGCGGTGGTGGCGGCTGGAAGCGAAAAACACTCGAAATTCTACTCTGTGGCGCTCTGACGCTGACTTTTGCATCCGCTCTTGAGTATGTCGGATGGCCTAAATCACTTTCTGTTGCCATTGGTGGTGGGGTGGGGCTGATCGGTGTCGATGCTATTCGTGGGGCTGCAATGCGAGTAATCGGTAACAAATTTGGTGGCTCTAAGGAGTAATTTATGCAGGTACTAAATTCCCAGCGTAAAGCTTTCCTTGATATGGTGGCATGGTCAGAAGGAACGGATAACGGGCGACAACCGACACGTAACCACGGTTATGACGTTATTGTTGGTGGTGAACTGTTTACTGATTACTCCGATCATCCTCGCAAACTTGTCACGCTAAACTCCAAACTCAAATCAACAGCCGCCGGACGTTACCAGCTTCTTTCACGTTGGTGGGATGCTTACCGTAAACAGCTTGGTTTGAAAGACTTCTCCCCCAAAAGCCAGGACGCTGTGGCATTGCAGCAGATTAAAGAACGTGGCGCTTTACCGATGATTGATCGTGGTGATATTCGTCAGGCTATCGACCGTTGCAGCAATATCTGGGCTTCGTTGCCGGGCGCTGGTTACGGTCAGTATGAACATAAAATTGGTGACCTGATTGCCAGGTTTAAAGAGGTTGGCGGGGTGGTAAATGAAGTTGAGCTATAAGCTAGTTATCGCTGCTTTCTTCGTTACTATTATTGGTTCTTTCATCTGGTCAGCGAATCATTACCACAATCAAGCCATTGAATACAAAAAGCAGCGCGACGAAAACGCTATGGCATTACATTCGGCTATGGCGACGATCTCTGATATGCAGAAGCGTCAACGTGACGTAGCTGAACTTGACGCCAGATACACAAAGGAGCTTGCTGATGCTAACACGACTCTCGAAAGTCTCCGTACTGATGTCTCTGCTGGTCGTAAGCGCTTGCAAATCGCCGCCACCTGTGCAAAGTCAACGACCGGAGCCAGCGGCATGGGCTATGGAGAAAGTCCAAGACTTACAGCTGATGCTGAACTCAATTATTACCGCCTCCGAAGTGGGATCGACAAGATAACTGCACAGGTTAACTACTTGCAGGAGTACATCAAGACACAGTGCCAGAAATGAATCTATAGATGACACTCCTCGTTCGTATAAGATAATGCTAAATTACTATTAGCTTAATCACAGGAGACGGACATGGAAAGAGGTGTGGTATTTAGTGCATGCGAATTACTTAAAACCGAGGATGGAAAAGGCATCCGTACAGGTAAATGGATTAGTCAATTAGAAATAAACTATCTATGTCTTTATTGGGATAAACTAGTTTCACCCACTAATAATATTATACATACAGCATTAAATAACGAGGATGAATTAGAAAAATGTGGATTGCTAACCAGACCTGTATATAGACATCATGGTTGTTTTGATGGCCAATATATGGCTGATTTTTATGCTGAAACTCATGCCAAAACAATAGATATACTTAGGCATGCGGATTCTTCTGTCGATTGGCGCATGCATTTTTTAAGTGACCAAATAAACTTGGTGCCTGAATTATCTAGAACCTCAGAAGTGATACGTTTTGAGCTAGCAAATTTATTACCCGTTCCCACAGAAGATGTGCACCTACATGATATTCTTGATTTCAAGGAAAGAAGAAAACCTGAATTAATCGCTTTACATGAATATCTTGATGAGCTTTACTTGGAAATAAAACGTTCTGGTGATATCAATCTTCAGAAAGCAAAAGCTCTTTCTAATCTTAAACAAGCAATAAAGGATATTGAACGCTTAAATTGTGAAGTGTGGAAAAGTCCAATAAAATTTAGCATCTCTACTTCCTTTGAGTTCGATTTTTCACAAATATTTACTCTGGCGGGAACTGTTTTATCTATGTCAGTAGATTATCCTTATAATGTTATTGGAGGGGTAAGTAGTTTTGCTTATTTTTTGGGAGGATGCATAAAAATAAAGCCACAATTTCAACAAGTGTTATCATTAGGTAATGATAAATTAGTTTACATAAGCAAAGGAAAATCGGAGGGTATTATTTCCTGATTTTTGATTCTCATAATCAATGAATGTTTTTTGTGAATATACTTATTTTAACCATATAAATAATCAAGGTAATAAAGTGCCTCCTCGTATCCCGAAAGCCTGCCGTGCTCGAGGTTGCCGTAATACCACCACAGACCCGTCAGGCTACTGCGAAAGCCACAAAAGCGAAGGCTGGAAGCAATACAAGCCAGGCCAGTCCCGACACCAGCGCGGTTATGGTGCGAAATGGGATTTTATCCGTGAACGTGTGCTCAAGCGTGACAAAGGCCTGTGTCAGTTGTGTTTGCGTGCCGGTGTGGTGCGCGAGGCGAAAACCGTTGACCACATCATCCCTAAAGCACATGGCGGCACTGATGCCGACAGTAATCTGCAGAGTCTGTGCTGGCCGTGTCATAAGGCGAAGACGGCCCGTGAACGGTTGAAGTAAGAACCAGTTCCCACTGCCAGAGGGGAGGGGCGGGTCAAATCCCTGTGACCTGACGTCTTCCGGACTGCCCGCCCCATCGTTTTTTTATACCCGCGAAAAATGAAATTTAACCAGGAGTGCCGCATATGGCTGGAACGGCGGGGCGTTCCGGGCGTCGCCCCAAGCCAACGGCGCGCAAGGCGCTGGCCGGAAACCCCGGCAAGCGAGCCCTGAATAAAGATGAACCTGTTTTTACGCCCATCAAAGGTGTTGAGCCACCGGAGTGGTTCGCAGAAGAAAATCTCCCTCTCGCCACGATCATGTGGCAACTGACAACCAAAGAACTCTGCGGTCAGGGCCTGTTGTGCGTGACTGACCTCGCGGTGCTTGAGCGGTGGTGCGTGGCCTATGAGTTCTGGCGACGTGCCGTGAAAAATATTGCCATACAGGGCAACACCATCACCGGTGCAATGGGCGGCAGGGTCAAAAATCCGGAGCTGACCGCCAAAAAAGAACAGGAGTCCGAGATGAGCAGCACGGGGGCAATGCTCGGACTCGACCCCAGCAGCCGCCAGCGTCTGATTGGCCTGGCGGGGCAGAAGAAAGCCACTAACCCGTTTCTGAAAATCATCGAGTCATGAGCCGGAAATCTTACCCCAACGTAAATGCTGCCAATCAGTATGCCCGTGATGTTGTGCGCGGAAAGATTGTGGCCTGCCAGTTTGTGATTCAGGCCTGCCAGCGCCATCTTGATGACCTGATGGCGGAAAAAAGTAAGTCGTTTCGTTACCGCTTCGACAAGGACCTGGCTGAACGGGCCGCCAAATTTATTCAGCTGTTGCCGCACACCAAGGGTGAGTGGGCATTCAAGAGGATGCCCATCACGCTGGAGCCGTGGCAGCTATTTGTGGTCTGCTGTGCGTTTGGCTGGGTCAATAAAGGGTCCCGGCTGCGCCGCTTCCGGGAGGTGTATACCGAAATCCCCCGTAAGAACGGCAAATCGGCAATCTCTGCCGGTGTTGCCCTGTATTGTTTTGCCTGTGATAACGAGTTTGGCGCGGAAGTGTATTCCGGTGCCACGACAGAGAAACAGGCGTGGGAAGTCTTTCGCCCGGCGCGACTGATGTGTAAACGCACACCCATGCTGACGGAAGCGTTCGGGATTGAGGTTAACGCCTCAAACATGAATCGTCCGGAGGATGGCGCGCGGTTTGAACCGCTGATCGGTAACCCCGGTGATGGTTCATCACCCCACTGTGCGGTGGTGGATGAATATCACGAGCACGCCACCGATGCGCTTTACACCACGATGCTTACCGGGATGGGGGCGCGACGTCAGCCATTGATGTGGGCCATTACTACTGCCGGGTACAACATTGAGGGGCCGTGCTACGACAAGCGACGGGAAGTTATCGAGATGCTCAACGGGTCGGTACCCAACGATGAACTGTTCGGGATCATCTATACCGTTGACGAAGGCGATGACTGGACCGACCCGCAGGTGCTGGAAAAAGCTAACCCGAATATTGGCGTGTCGGTTTATCGCGAATTTTTGTTAAGTCAGCAGCAGCGTGCGAAAAATAACGCCCGTCTGGCAAACGTCTTTAAAACAAAACACCTCAATATCTGGGTGTCGGCGCGTTCGGCGTATTTCAACCTGGTGAGCTGGCAGAGCTGCGAGGATAAATCACTGACCCTTGAGCAGTTCGAGGGGCAGCCGTGCATTCTGGCCTTTGACCTGGCCCGTAAGCTGGATATGAACAGCATGGCGCGACTTTATACCCGCGAGATTGACGGTAAAACGCATTACTACAGTGTGGCCCCGCGTTTCTGGGTACCGTATGACACGGTGTACAGCGTCGAGAAAAATGAAGATCGCCGGACAGCCGAACGCTTTCAGAAATGGGTGGAAATGGGCGTCCTGACCGTTACCGATGGTGCAGAGGTGGATTATCGCTACATCCTCGAAGAGGCCAAAGCGGCGAACAAAATCAGCCCGGTCAGCGAGTCACCCATCGACCCCTTCGGGGCGACCGGGCTGTCACATGACCTTGCTGATGAAGACCTGAATCCCATCACCATCATTCAGAACTACACCAACATGTCCGACCCGATGAAAGAGCTGGAAGCGGCAATTGAATCGGGGCGCTTTCATCATGATGGCAATCCCATCATGACCTGGTGTATCGGCAACGTGGTCGGCAAAACCATTCCGGGTAACGATGATGTGGTGAAGCCCGTCAAAGAGCAGGCGGAAAACAAAATCGATGGTGCAGTTGCGCTGATTATGGCGGTTGGCAGAGCCATGCTGTATGAGAAAGAAGACACGCTGTCCGACCACATTGAGTCCTACGGGATCCGCTCGCTTTAACTGAGGTAATTATGATCATGCTGATTCTCGCGCCTCTGGTGGGCGTGCTGGGGGTGCTTTTGCTGGCGTATGGTGCCTGGCTGATTTATCCCCCGGCGGGGTTTGTTGTTGCCGGGGCGTTGTGCCTGTTCTGGTCGTGGCTGGTGGCGCGATATCTCGACCGTACACAGTCGTCTGTCGGCGGAGGTAAATAGTGTTCTTTTCGGGATTATTTCAACGAAAAAGTGACGCACCGGTGACCACGCCAGCAGAGCTGGCGGATGCTATCGGGTTGTCCTACGACACCTATACCGGAAAGCAGATCAGCAGCCAGCGGGCCATGCGACTGACGGCGGTTTTTTCCTGTGTCAGGGTGCTGGCGGAGTCGGTCGGGATGTTGCCCTGCAACCTGTATCACCTGAACGGCAGCCTGAAGCAGAGAGCCACTGGCGAACGTCTGCATAAGCTGATCTCCACGCATCCCAATGGCTATATGACGCCGCAGGAGTTCTGGGAGCTGGTGGTCACCTGTCTGTGCCTGCGGGGAAACTTTTACGCCTACAAAGTGAAAGCATTTGGCGAAGTGGCTGAACTGCTGCCCGTCGATCCCGGCTGTGTGGTACCGAAGCTTAACAGTAGCTGGGAGCCGGTCTATCAGGTCACATTCCCGGATGGCTCCACGGATGTACTGAGCCAGGAAGATATCTGGCATGTGCGCACGCTGACGCTGGACGGACTGGTGGGGCTGAATCCCATCGCCTATGCCCGCGAGGCAATATCGCTGGCGGCAGCGACCGAAGAGCACGGGGCCAGACTGTTCAGCAATGGCGCGGTGACGTCGGGTGTGTTGCGTACAGAGCAGACGCTGTCAGATCAGGCTTATGAGCGCCTGAAGAAAGATTTTGAGGAGCGTCACACCGGGCTTGGCAATGCTCACCGCCCGATGATCCTTGAGATGGGGCTGGACTGGAAGTCGATGGCGCTGAACGCCGAGGACAGCCAGTTCCTGGAAACCCGCAAGTTTCAGCTTGAAGAAATCTGTCGTCTGTTCCGGGTGCCATTGCACATGGTGCAGAACACCGATCGCGCCACCTTCAACAATATCGAAGAGCTGGGGCTGGGATTTATCAACTATTCACTGGTGCCGTATCTGACCCGCATTGAGCAGCGGATCAACACCGGACTGGTACGAAAAAGTAAGCAGGGCGTTTATTACGCCAAATTTAACGCCGGGGCCTTACTGCGCGGGGATATGAAGTCCCGTTTTGAAGCCTACGCTACCGGGATCAATTGGGGAATTTACTCTCCCAATGACTGCCGCGACCTGGAAGATATGAATCCGCGTCCCGGTGGTGATGTCTATCTCACACCGATGAACATGACCACGAAACCCTCCGATGGCAGTAAAGCCGGTAAGCAGAAGGATAACGCCAATGCAGACGAAACAACGTCTTGATGTACCGCTGAGTCTGAAATCTGTCAGTGACTCCGGTGAGTTTGAAGGGTATGGCTCCGTCTTTGGTGTAAAGGACAGCCACGATGATGTGGTGATGTCAGGGGCATTTGCCGCTTCCCTGCGGGCGTGGAGTGACAGAAAAGCGTTACCTGCGCTGCTCTGGCAGCACCGCATGGATGAACCCATCGGTGTTTACACCGAAATGAAGGAAGACGATGTCGGGCTTTACGTCAGGGGACGGTTGCTTATTGATGATGATCCCCTCGCAAAACGCGCACATGCACACATGAAGGCCGGTTCGTTAACCGGCCTTTCTATTGGGTACGTCCTGAAAGACTGGGAATACGACCGGACGAAAGAAGCCTTTCTGCTGAAAGAAATCGACCTCTGGGAAGTCAGTCTGGTGACGTTCCCGTCTAACGACGAGGCGCGGATCAGCGACGTCAAGAACGCGCTGGCCCGCGGGGAAATCCCCGAACAGAAAAAAATCGAAAGAGTCCTGCGTGATGTCGGACTCTCCCGTACCCAGGCCAAAGCATTCATGGCCGGGGGCTATGGCGCACTGTCCCTGCGCGACGCTGAGGATGTGAGCTCTGCACTGAATGCACTGAAAAATCTGAACTTCTAATCAGGAGAAATACGATGGCGGTAGATATTAAAGATGTCGAACAGGTCGCGCAGGAGCTGCAGCAGAAGTTTGACGACTTCAAAGCAAAGAACGACAAGCGCGTGGATGCGATTGAGCAGGAAAAAGGCAAGCTTGCCGGGCAGGTGGAAACCCTGAACGGGAAACTCAGCGAGCTGGAAAACCTCAAAAGCGATCTTGAAAAAGAGCTGCTTGAGCTGAAACGTCCGGCAGGTGGTGCGCAAAATAAACTGGCCACCGAGCATAAAGAAGCGTTTGTGGGCTTCCTGCGTAAAGGCCGTGAAGATGGTCTGCGCGATCTGGAGCGCAAGGCATTACAGGTGGGCACCGATGAAGACGGCGGCTATGCCGTGCCGGAAGCACTGGATCGCAACATTCTCACCCTGCTGAAAGATGAAGTGGTGATGCGCCAGGAAGCCACGGTGATCACCGTTGGTGGTTCCGACTACAAAAAACTGGTGAATCTGGGCGGCACGGCTTCCGGATGGGTTGGCGAGACTGACGCGCGCTCCCAGACTGCCACCTCAAAACTGGGCCTGATTGAACCTTTCATGGGGGAAATCTACGGTAACCCGCAGGCCACCCAGAAAATGCTGGATGATGCCTTTTTCAACGTGGAAGCATGGATCAACAGCGAGCTGGCAACCGAATTTGCCGAACAGGAAGAAATTGCCTTTACCACCGGCGATGGTACCAAGAAGCCGAAAGGGTTCCTGGCGTATGAATCCACGGATGAAACCGATAAGGTCCGGGCGTTCGGCAAACTTCAGCATATTGTATCCGGCGACGCGACGGCGGTGACCGCAGACGCCATTATCAAACTGATTTACACGCTGCGTAAGGCACACCGCACCGGCGCGAAGTTCATGATGAACAACAATAGCCTGTTTGCCATCCGTCTGCTGAAAGACAGCGAGGGTAACTATCTGTGGCGTCCGGGGCTGGAGCTGGGGCAGCCGTCCTCTCTGGCGGGTTACGGTATCGCTGAAAACGAACAGATGCCGGATATCGCCGCTGATGCGAAAGCCATTGCATTTGGTAACTTCAAACGGGGTTACACCATCGTTGACCGTATCGGCACCCGCATTCTGCGTGACCCGTACACCAATAAACCGTTTGTCGGTTTTTATACCACCAAACGCACCGGCGGCATGCTGGTCGATTCGCAGGCCATCAAACTGCTGAAGATTGCAGTGGCGTAATCACTCAGGGGCGCGGAACCGCGCCCCTGTTCTGACGGGTGAAGAATCATGATCCTGAAACAAGATCTGAAATGGTCACCGGACGGTATGCGTGTTGAGGTCATTCGGGCCGGTGAGTATGACGACGGGGCGCTTCCTGCCCGGGTGCAGGAGATTGCACTTCAGGCCGGGTTAGCAGAGCGCGGAACCAGTGCAAAAAGCAGTAAAGCGACAAAAGAGAAAAAAGCCACGACCAGTAAAGAGGGCTGAGTATGCTTCTGACAATGGAAGAGATTAAAGCCCAACTCCGGCTGGATGAGGATTTCGATGCTGATGACCGCCATCTGCAACTGCTGGCCTGTGCGGCACAAAAGCGGACGGAAACGTATCTGAACCGGAAGCTCTATGCACCGGATGAAACCATTCCGGACAGCGATCCGGACGGGCTGCACCTGCCGGATGATATTCGTCTGGGGATGCTGATGCTTATCAGCCATTTTTACGAAAACCGCTCGTCGGTTACGGAAGTGGAGAAACTCGACATGCCGCAGAGTTTTGGCTGGCTTGTCGGCCCGTACAGGTACTTTCCGCAATGAAAATTCGTCAGGCGCAGACCAGCGCAACCTACATTCTGCCGGACCCCGGTGAACTGAATAAACGCGTCCTGATCCGCCAGCGGGTGGATATGCCCGCGGATAACTTTGGCGTGGAGCCTCAATACCCGGTTACGTTCCGGACATGGGCGAAGGTTATCCAGACCAGTGCCACCACCTGGCAGGAAACCGCGCAGACCGGGGACGCCATCACCCATTACATCACCATTCGTTACCGCCGGGGGATCACTGCTGATTATGAGGTGGTCTGTGATGACAGTGTGTACCGGGTGAAACGTCAGCGTGATCTGAACGGGGCGCGGCGCTTTCTGCTGCTGGAGTGTACGGAGCTGGGCGAATGTAGGCAGAGTCACGGAGGCAGCAATGGCGACTCCCTTTTTTCACGTTGATGTTCAGCAGCCCGCCGAGATGCGCTTTAACCGCGCCCGTGTCCGGCGGGCGTTTGTCACGATTGGGCAGCGTCATATGCGTGATGCCCGTCGGCTGGTGATGCGCCGTGCGCGGTCGGCACCGGGTGAAAACCCCGGTTATCAGACCGGACGCCTGGCTCGTTCGATTGGTTATATGGTGCCGAGAGCCAGTAAAAAGCGAGCCGGTTTTATGACACGCATTGCCCCTAACCAGCGCAACGGGAAGGGGAACCGGATGATCTCTGGTGACTTCTATCCGGCGTTTCTGTTTTTTGGTGTCCGGGGAGGAGCAAAACGTCGTCGTAGTCATCATCGTGGTGCATCCGGTGGCAGCGGCTGGCGACTGGCTCCACGTAATAACTTCATGGTGGAAACGCTTGAAAAGAACCGCAGCTGGACACGCTATTTTCTGGCGCGGGAATTGCGTAAATCACTGAAGCCGGAGCGACGACACAGATGAAACTGACTCCTGTTATTGCTGCACTGCGTGCCCGTTGTCCGTATTTTGAAAACCGGGTTGCAGGCGCGGCCCAGTTCAAAAATCTGCCGGAGGTCGGAAAGCTGAAACTCCCGGCGGCATATGTTGTACCGGGTGATGATTCTCCGGGAGAAAACAAAAGCCAGACCGACTACTGGCAGGAGCTGAAAGAGGGTTTCTCCGTGGTTGTCATACTGAGTAACGGGCGTGATGAGCGCGGTCAGTTTGCCTCGTATGATGTGGTGGACGATGTCCGGCAGATGCTCTTTAAGGCTCTGCTGGGCTGGAACCCGGAGGCGTGCGGTAACCCGATTACCTATGACGGCGGCACGCTGCTGGATCTGAATCGTCATGAGCTGATTTATCAGTTCGATTTTTCGGTCATCAGCGAGCTGACTGAAGACGATACCCGCCAGCAGGATGATCTGAACAGTCTGGATGAACTGCAAACGCTGGCGATTGATGTTGATTATCTCGAGCCCGGTAACGGGCCTGACGGCGATATCGAACATCACACCGAAATAACCCTTCCTTCCTGAGGATCCTCATGTTTGTCAAACCTGTTAAAGGGCGGTCAGTGCCTGACCCTGCCCGCGGCGACCTTTTGCCCGCCGAAGGGCGAAATGTTGACGAGAACAACTACTGGCTGCGCCGTGAAGCAGCGGGTGATATCCGGCGCGTGAATAAAAAGGTGAACACCGATGACGATAAGCTTTAACACCATTCCGTCGAATACGCTGGTTCCGTTGTTTTATGCGGAAATGGATAACCAGGCGGCGAATACTGCACAGGACAGCGGAGCATCGCTGCTGATTGGTCATGCCAATAACGGTGCAGAGATTGTTGCCAACAGTCTGGTACTGATGTCGTCGGCAGACTATGCACGCCAGATTTGTGGTGCGGGAAGTCAGCTGGCGCGTATGGTCGAGGCTTATCGCCAGACTGACCCGTTTGGCGAGCTGTATGTGATTGCCGTTCCTGAATCCACAGGTGCGGCGGCAACAGTTACGCTGACGGTGACCGGGGCGGCAACCGAAACCGGCACGGTGAATGTGTATGTAGGACGTACCCGCGTGCAGGCACCGGTGACTAACGGCGATAACGTCACGATGATTGCCAGCAGTATCCAGGATGCCATCAATGCCGTTCCGACCCTGCCGTTTACGGCTTCATCTTCGGCAGGCGTGGTCACACTGACCGCGCGTCATAAGGGGCTTTGTGGGAATGAAATTCCTGTCAGCCTCAATTACTACGGCTTTGGTGGGGGCGAAGTGCTGCCAGCGGGCGTACAGATTGCCGTGGCGACGGGTACCGCCGGAACGGGTGCTCCGGTTCTCACCGGCGCGGTGGCTGCAATGGCGGATGAGCCGTTTGATTATATCGGCCTGCCGTTCAACGACACGGCCTCCGTTAACACGCTGGTGACCGAGATGAACGATACCAGCGGTCGCTGGAGCTATGCGCGTCAGCTGTATGGTCATGTGTATACGGCAAAGATCGGCACGCTGTCAGAACTGGTGACCGCAGGTGACCAGTTTAACCAGCAGCACATTACCCTGGCGGGGTACGAAAAAGAGACCCAGACGCCTGCCGACGAGCTGGCGGCAAGCCGTACCGCCCGCGCAGCGGTGTTTATCCGCAACGATCCGGCACGTCCCACGCAGACCGGTGAGCTGGTGGGTATGCTGCCTGCGCCGAAGGGGAAACGGTTCACGATGACCGAACAACAGACCCTGCTGTCTCATGGCGTGGCAACGGCGTATGTCGAAAGCGGGGTACTACGCATTCAGCGTGATGTCACCACGTACAGGAAAAACGCTTACGGGGTTGCGGATAACAGTTACCTCGACAGTGAGACGCTGCATACCAGCGCGTATGTACTGCGCAAACTGAAATCCGTCATTACCAGTAAGTACGGGCGTCACAAGCTTGCCAGTGACGGTACCCGCTTTGGTCCCGGTCAGGCGATTGTCACCCCGGCGGTGATCAAAGGGGAACTGCTGGCAACCTACCGTCAGCTTGAGCGTGCGGGGATCGTGGAAAACTACGAACTGTTTAAGCAGTACCTGGTTGTGGAGCGTGATGCCAGCGATCCGAACCGCCTGAACACGCTGTTCCCGCCTGACTATGTTAACCAGCTGCGTGTCTTTGCCGTGGTTAATCAGTTCCGTCTTCAGTATTCAGAGGAGTCTGCATAATGGCCCGTATCGGGGGAACCTGTTATTTCAAAATTGACGGTCAGCAGCTATCGCTGACCGGCGGCATTGAGGTGCCCATGAACAAAACGGTTAACGATGACATCATCGGCCTGGACGGTTCAGTGGACCGCAAGGAAACTCACCGTGCGCCTTATGTCAAAGGGACCTTCAAGGTGCCGAAGAATTTTCCGGTAAGCAAAATCACCTCGTCTGATGAGATGACCATCACTGCCGAGCTGGCGAACGGTCAGGTCTATGTACTGTCGTCTGCCTGGCTGCACGGCGAAGCGAACCATAATGCCGAAGAAGGCACGGTTGATCTTGAGTTCCACGGTGAAGAAGGGGATTACCAGTAATGAAAGAGCTTGAGTTAAAGAAACCGATTACTGCTCATGGCGAGACACTCTCCGTACTGGAGTTTGATGAACCCACCGGGAAGGATGTCCGCGAGCTGGGGTATCCCTACCAGATGAATCAGGATGAGTCAGTCAGACTTCTGGCGCATGTGGTGTCGAAATACATTGTGCGGCTGGCGAAAGTGCCGCAAAGCTCTGTCGACCAGATGTCTCCGGCAGACCTGAATGCAGCGGCGTGGCTTGTGGCTGGTTTTTTCCTCCAGGCCTGACGGCTGAATACCTCACTGATCGCTTCTTTGACTGCGCCAGCTACTGGCGCATTAATCCTTTCGAATTGCTGAATATGCCGATCAGTGAAATTCCCTTGCTGGTCAGTCAGGCAAACAGGATAGAGCAGGAGAAACGCACACATGGCGGAATTTGAGCTTAAGGCGTTGATCACCGGTGTCGACAGGCTTTCTCCCGCGCTGTCGAAAATGCAAAAGAAAATCCGGGGATTTAAACGCCAGGCGGAAGAAGCGTCACAGGGTGGGCTGGCGCTTGGTGGCGGACTGGCAGCGGGTCTGACGCTTTCCCTGAAATCTTATGCCGATCAGGAAAACGCCGCCACCGGGCTGAAAGTCGCCATGATGGATGCGAACGGCGAGGTCGGAAAGAGCTTTCAGGACATCAATAAACTGGCTATTGGCCTGGGTAACCAGCTACCCGGTACAACGGCTGATTTCCAGAACATGATGCAGATGCTGGTGCGTCAGGGGATCCCGGCAGAAAACATTCTTGGCGGTGTGGGTAAAGCGACAGCTTATCTTGCGGTACAACTGAAAAAAACACCGGAAGCGGCTGCTGAGTTTGCTGCAAAGATGCAGGATGCTACCGGAACGGCGTCAGAAGACATGATGGGGCTGTTCGACACTATCCAGAAGGCGTTTTATCTGGGTGTTGACGATACCAACATGTTGTCCTTCTTCACTAAAACCAGCTCTGTTCTGAAGATGGTGAACAAGGACGGTCTTCAGGCTGCACAGAGCCTTGCCCCCATCAGCGTCATGATGGATCAGATGGGGATGAACGGGGAGTCGGCAGGTAACGCCCTGCGAAAAGTTATCCAGTCCGGATTAAGCGTTAAGAAAATCAGGGACGTCAATAAAATCATGGCCCGCCAGAAACTCGGGGTACAGCTCGATTTTACTGACGGCAAAGGAAGTTTTGGCGGTCTTGATAACATGTTCAGGCAACTGGCAAAGCTGCGAAAACTGACCGATGTTAAGCGAACAGGTGTACTTAAGGCAATATTTGGTGATGATGCCGAAACCCTTCAGGTGGTCAATGCACTAATCGATAAAGGAAAGGATGGCTACGATCAGATCCAGCAGAAGATGAATAAACAGGCCAGCCTGAATAAACGTGTTCAGGCCCAGCTTGGTACGCTGTCCAACCTGTGGGAGGCAATGACGGGGACCGCAACTAACGGCCTTGCGGCTATTGGCGGCGCATTTTCTGGTGACGCCAAAAATATCACGCAATGGCTGGGGGAGTTAGGGGAAAAATTCACGAAGTTTGCGGATGAAAATCCCCGGGTTATTCGCGGCGTCGTCGGGCTTGCTGCCGGTCTTGCGATTCTGAAACTGGGATTGATGGGCGTTGGCGGTGCCATCAGTATTGTCAGCAGGATCATGTCGATGACGCCGATTGGAATGATTGCGACGGCGATAGCCCTGGCTGCGGGATTAATTATCACTAACTGGGATGTTGTCGGACCTTATTTCAAGAAGCTCTGGGAAACCATTGGTCCTTATTTTGAGGCTGGCTGGGAACTTCTGAAGAAGGTTTTTGCCTGGTCGCCGCTGGGGATGGTAATCAATAACTGGGGACCGGTTGTTAAGTGGTTTCAGGATATGTGGGACAAACTGAAGCCAATTATTGAGTGGTTTACCGACAGTTCCGGTGACACGGTCGATGCCATTAACTCTGCGCAGTGGGGCGCGGGTGCTTATGATGCTTATGGGACGGGAATACCGGCACGGGGATACACACCTTATCAGGCGGTAGATCCGGCTCAGTCAAACAACGCCTCCGGTGCCACAGGCCCGAATCCCTTCATGATTAACAAAGCTTCTGCGCCAAAAGTTGATGGTGAGATCAAGGTCTCTTTTGTGAATTCGCCTCCGGGTATGCGGGTTATGGAAACGCGATCCAGCGGTTTTGATGTCAGCCATGATGTTGGCTATACGCGCTTTGGCAGGTAATGAAAAATTAATCTGTTAATGAGTCCCACTCCGGTGGGATTTTTTATGTACGGAGTTTATATGACGTGGAAAGACAGACTTCAGGACGCGTCATTTCGCGGTGTGCCGTTTAAGGTTGAAGAAGAAAGTGCGGGAACCGGTCGTCGTGTGGAAACGCACGAATACCCGAACCGCGACAAACCCTATACCGAAGACCTGGGGAAAATCACTTTCCGCCCGTCCATCACAGCTTATGTGGTGGGAGATGACTGCTTTGACCAGCGCGATCGCCTGATTGACGCGCTGAATAAACCCGGTCCCGGCACGCTTGTCCATCCGACTTACGGTGAGCTGAAAGTCTGTGTTGACGGGGAAGTTCGGGTCAGCACATCGAAGAGTGAAGGGCGTATTGTCCGCTTTGACCTGAAGTTTGTCGAAGCGGGAGAACTCTCTTACCCCACTTCAGGTGCGGCGACGGCGCAGACGCTGATGTCATCCTGTTCTGCACTGGATGACTGCATCAGTGACAGCTTCAGTGGTTTCAGTATCGATGGCGTGGCAGATTTTGTGCAGAACGACGTCGTCGGTAATGCCAGCACAATGCTTGGGTATGTTTCTGATGCGATGAAAGTGGTGGATTCTGCCGTATCGGATGCCGCCAGGCTGTTGCAGGGGGATATCTCGGTACTTCTGCCGCCACCATCGTCAGGCAAAAATTTCGTTGAGCAGGTGCAGAAAATGTGGCGTACCGGGAAACGCCTTTATGGTAACGCCAGCGACCTGGTCACCATGATCAAAACGCTTTCCGGTGTCAGCCTCGGCAGCGATCTGCAACCGCGCGGCGTCTGGAAAACGGACAGTAAAACTACCGCCACGGCGACGCAGCAGCGTAACGTGGTTGCCAGCACCCTTCGTACGACCGCAATCAGCGAAGCGGCGTATGCCGTCACACGATTGCCTGCGCCCACAACTTCCGCGGTGATGCAGAATGCCACAGTAGGGCAGTCAACAACACCCGCGCAGAGCACCGGCTGGCCTTCTGTCACGCATCCGGCACTGAACAATGCACCGGCGGTGAAAAACACGGTTGACCTGCCAACGTGGGAAGAACTGACCGACATTCGCGACACACTGAATACGGCAATTGATAAGGAGTTGTCCCGTACAACCAGTGATGCGCTGTTTCTGGCGCTGCGCCGGGTGAAAGCAGATCTGAATGCGGATATCAACACGCGCCTTGAACAGTCTGCACGGATCATTCAGCGCACGCCGGATGAGGTTTTACCCGCGCTGGTGCTGGCGGCGACCTGGTTTGATAACGCGGCGCGTGACGCGGACATTATCCGGCGTAATGCCATTACGCATCCCGGCTTTGTGCCGGTGATCCCTCTGAAGGTGCCAGTGCAATGAACGACAATGTCACGCTACGGGTAAATGGCCGGGAGTGGAATGGCTGGACATCGGTGCGCATCGGTGCCGGTATTGAACGGCTGGCGCGGGATTTCAGTGTGGAGATCACTCGCCAATGGCCGGGAGATGAGGGTATCACCACGCTTCAGCCGCGCATTAAAAACGGTTCAAAAGTGGAAGTGCTGATTGGTGATGAGCTGGTGATCACCGGCTGGGTGGAGGCGACTCCCGTTCGTTACGATGCCCGTTCGGTCAGCACCGGTATTGCCGGACGTAGTCTGACGGCTGACCTGATTGACTGTGCAGCCGAACCGACACAGTTTAACGGACGCTCGCTGGTGCAGATTGCGCAGGCGCTTGCTGCGCCTTTCGGCATTGAGGTTGTGAACAGCGGTGCGCCGTCGGGTGTTATTCCTGATGTTCAGCCTGATCACGGTGAAACGGTGATTGAGGTAATCAACAAAATACTCGGTCAGCAGCAGGCGCTGGCTTACGACGACCCGCACGGCAGGCTGGTGATTGGCGGTATTGGCTCAACGCGGGCACATACCGCGCTGGTACTTGGGGAAAACATCCTTTCCTGTGATACGGAGAAGAGTATCCGGGAGCGGTTTTCTGTTTACCAGGTGGCGGGGCAGCGTGCCGGAAACGACGATGATTTCGGTGAGGCCACCACCACCGCGCTGCGGGCCCGCACAGAGGACGCATTTATTGCCCGTTACCGTCCGATGTATATCAGGCAGACAGGGCAGGCCACGGGGGCAGGCTGTATTGCGCGTGCTGACTTTGAAGCCCGAAAACGGGCGGCGCGGACGGATGAAACCACCTATGTGGTGCAGGGCTGGCGACAGGGTAACGGTACGCTGTGGCAGCCCAACCAGCGGGTGATTGTCTTCGATCCGGTCTGTGGTTTCGACAATACCGAACTGCTTGTCTCGGAAGTCACGTTTACTCAGGACCAGAACGGCACCCTGACGGAAATCCGTGTCGGCCCGCCTGATGCTTATCTGCCTGAACCCGAAGCCCCCGGCGCGCGGAAAAAGAAAAAAGCCAGAGTACAGGAGGACCCGTTCTGATGAGGACGATTGAAGCCATGCAGCGACAACTTCTCGGCCTGATTGGGCGGGCAGTGGTGAAAAGCATCAGTGCCGCCACGAAATGTCAGACCGTGGATGTGTCCCTGATTGCCGGTGAACCCAAAGCCGGGGTTGAACATCTTGAACCCTACGGTTTTACCGCAAGGGCAAACAGCGGTGCGGAAGCGGTGGTGTTGTTTCCGGATGGCGACCGTTCTCATGCGGTGGTTGTTACGGTGTCGGACCGGCGCTACCGCCTGAAAGGGCTGCAAACGGGTGAGGTGGCTGTCTATGACGATCAGGGGCAGTCTGTGACGCTGACCCGGGAGGGGATCGTGGTGGACGGTGCAGGGAAAACGATCACGTTTCGCAATGCACCTGAAGCACGTTTTGAAATGGATCTGGAAGTGACCGGACAGGTGAAAGACCTGTGCGACTCCGGCGGCACCACCATGTCAGCGATGCGGCTTGCCTATAACGGGCATCGTCACAGAGAGAACGGTCAGGGCAGTAACACCGACAAACCTGATAAAGCGATGGAGGCATGATGGAACTGTGGCTGACGGTGAACGGTAAACGCACCTGCGCCAGCGCACCGCTGGATCCGCTGACCCGCGCCGTGGTGATTTCCCTGTTCACCTGGCGGCGGGCGGAGCCTGATGACAATGCCGACGTCCCGATGGGATGGTGGGGGATACCTGGCCTGCGGTACAGAATGACCGTTACGGCTCCCGACTGTGGTTGCTTCAGCGCAGCAAACTGACCAATCAGCTGGTGCAGACGGTAAGGGGATATATCCGCGAATGCCTGCAATGGATGACTGATGACGGCGTGGTGTCCCGTATTGATCTGGATATCCGCCGCACCGGGATTAATGAGCTGGGTAACAGTATCACCCTCTGGCGTCGTGATGGACCAGTAATGATTTCTTTTGATGATCTGTGGAGTGCGATAACGCATGGCGGACAGTGAATTTCAGCGCCCGACGCTGGCAGAAAATATCAGTATGCTCCGTAACGATTTATTCGCCAGGCTGGACGTCAGCGACACGCTCCGGCGCATGGATGAAGACGTGCGGGCAAAGGTGTATGCGGCGGCGCTGCATACGGTCTACGGTTACATCGATTATCTGGCAATGAATATGCTGCCTGACCTGTGCGATGAGTCCTGGCTGGCGCGACATGCTGCGATGAAACGGTGTCCGCGCAAGGGGGCCACGGTTGCCAGCGGGTATATGCGCTGGGAAGGTGTCAGCGATGGCCTGAAGGTGACTGCCGGGAGTGTTATTCAGCGCGATGACCTGGTGCAGTACACGACAACTGACGATGCAATCAGCTCCGGTGGTGTCCTGCGCGTGCCGATCGCCTGCTCAAGTGCAGGTGCGGTCGGTAACGCTGACGACGGTACGGCATTAATCCTGGTCACGCCGGTGAATGGTCTGCCGTCTTCCGGTGTGGCTGACACCCTGACAGGCGGATTTGATACTGAAGAGCTGGAAACGTGGCGCGCCCGCGTCATTGAGCGGTATTACTGGACGCCGCAGGGCGGGGCTGACGGGGACTATGTCGTCTGGGCTAAAGAAGTGCCTGGCATTACCCGCGCATGGACATACCGACACTGGATGGGAACGGGGACTGTCGGTGTGATGATTGCCAGCAGTGACCTGATTAATCCCATTCCGGAAGAATCAACGGAAACGGCGGCAAGACAACATATCGGGCCACTGGCCCCGGTGGCAGGCTCTGATTTGTATGTGTTCAGGCCGGTGGCACATACGGTGGATTTTCATATCCGTGTGACGCCGGACACACCGGAAATACGGGCTGCCATCACCGCGGAGTTGCGTTCGTTCCTGCTGCGTGATGGTTATCCGCAGGGAGAACTGAAGGTGTCACGTATCAGTGAAGCGATTTCCGGTGCGAACGGGGAATACAGCCATCAGTTGCTTGCACCGGCGGACAATATCACCATTGCGAAAAATGAACTGGCGGTTCTGGGGGCGATTTCATGGACGTGACAAACGATGATTACATCCGTCTGTTGTCAGCACTGTTGCCGCCCGGTCCGGCGTGGTCAGCCAGCGATCCGGCGATTGCCGGTGCGGCACCGTCATTAACCCGTGTTCATCAGCGTGCGGATGCCCTGATGCAGGAGCTGGATCCGCGCACCACCACCGAACTGATAAACCGCTGGGAGCGTCTGTGCGGCCTGCCGGATGAATGTATTCCGGCAGGGACGCAGACCCTTCGCCAGCGTCAGCAACGGCTGGATGCGAAGGTTAACCTGGCGGGCGGCATCAATGAGGATTTTTACCTTGCACAGCTTGCTGCCCTGGGCAGACCAGACGCCACCATCACGCGATACGACAAAAGCACGTTCACCTGCTCATCTGCCTGTATTGACGCGGTGAATGCGCCGGAATGGCGGTATTACTGGCAGGTCAACATGCCAGCCGCCACCAACACCACCTGGATGACATGTGGCGATCCCTGTGATTCCGCGCTGCGCTTCTGGGGGGACACCGTTGTCGAGTGTGTTCTTAACAAACTCTGCCCGTCGCATACCTATGTGATTTTTAAATATCCGGAGTAATCCATGCATCGTATAGACACGAAAACCGCGCAGAAGGATAAGTTCGGCGCGGGTAAGAACGGTTTTACCCGTGGTAACCCCCAGACCGGCACGCCTGCCACCGATCTGGATGATGACTACTTTGACATGTTGCAGGAGGAGCTTTGCAGCGTTGTGGAGGCATCCGGTGCCAGCCTGGAGAAGGGGCGGCATGACCAGCTGCTTACCGCGCTTCGTGCGCTGCTGTTAAGCCGCAAGAATCCGTTTGGCGATATCAAATCGGATGGCACGGTGAAAACAGCTCTCGAAAACCTTGGTTTGGGAGAAGCGGCAAAGAGGAATGTGGGGACAGGAGAAAATCAGGTACCGGATATGAACAGCTTTGGTAACTCATTGACCGCCAATGGATACCAGAAATTACCTGGGGGGATGATTATTCAATGGGGGAGTTTTTCTGTCTCACCAACCGGAGGAAGTGTTGGAACAGTTGATATAACATTACCTGTAGCTTTCCCTGCTGCTTGTCGTTCGGTAAACGCTCTTATTTCAACTAATGATCCTTCTGCCCGTTCTGTGGGCTTTGATATTGGAAGTACCAACAGAACTAAAATCAGATTTACTTACACTTCTGCTACAACAAATTCAATTTACTGGATGGCTGTGGGGTATTAACTATGGAAAAGACATATTATTTTAATCCCTCTGATTCGGGATTTTATATTTCACCAGATAGCCAAACCATTCCTGAGAACGCTACGAAAATAAACTTTACTATTTATTCTGAGTTCGCAGGAGTTGCATGGCCTGATGGTAAAATACTTGGTTCAGATAAAAATGGTTTTCCAGCATGGCAGGATGCGCCACCACTTACAAGCGAAGAATTAATCTCAATCGCTGAATCAAATAAACAGCGATTAGTTAATCAGGCCAACGAATACATGAACAGTAAACAATGGCCTGGTAAAGCGGCGATTGGTCGTCTGAAAGGTGAGGAACTGGCGCAATATAATTTGTGGCTGGATTATCTGGACGCACTGGAACTGGTCGATACTTCCAGTGCGCCAGATATTGAATGGCCTACTCCTCCGGCAGTTCAGGCCAGATGACATCCGGCGCGGTACTGGTATCTGTTGCCGTCACCGCGTCAATGTAATCCAGCACAGTGTTAAGTCGGGTGGTCTCTGCCTGCATCAGCTTCCGCCCGGCCTGCAATTTCAGTTGAATCAGACTAATGGAAGCCATTGCAGTATCAATCAGTGACTGACGTTGTGCTTCTGCCGCGTCTACTGCGGCGCTATGCTGTGTCTCAGTATCCGTCACCCATTTCTCACCATCCCATTTATCGTATGGCGTTAACGGGGCGATAGTGGTTGTTTTTTCGGGGTAATCACCCGGAGTTGTGATTTCTTTGGCGTCTCCCGTTTCGGTGTTATAGACGATTTCACCGCGATGGTCTGGTACATATTCCCATGAGTTAAAATCTGCAGAGCGGCAGATTGCATAACCAGCTTTGTAGGTGCCTGGAGCATCTAAACAGGAATAAGCCGGAATGCCGACACCAACAGCAAGATATTCAGTTGAAGCTGAAATATACTCCCGACTCATGACGTCAAAGTTATAAACAGTAATTTCTCCTGCCATAGTGGCAATTAATTCACTGTTTAATTCTGCGTTATTCATTATGCAGCCCTCACAATATAGTTAAAAGCGACATTTCGTGGGCGTGTTTCATTCGCACCTGCAGGTTTAGTCGTTGCCGCAACAACACTACCCTCTGTAATAGCCGGGTTGGGAATTGGGTAATTATCGAAGTCAATGGCTGGAGACAGGGGCGTGATTTGTTTTAAAATCGTGGTGCCTGTAAAACTTCCCAGAGTCTGGTCGTTAGTTCGTGAAGTCCAGACTCCCCAATAGTGGTTATGACTGACAATCGCACCGTCCTGAAGCGTTAATAATCCCCTTCCGTTATCCACTCCACGTCCGTCATCCCAGCCACGAATAAACTCACCGCGTAAATCAGGTAATTTATTTGTCGGATAAGCCTTTGCCAGTTCCGGGTATTCTTCAGCAGAAAAAGCTGCTCCGTTGCATTTCAGCCAGCCTGTTGGCGGAGTGGCTGAAGGCCACGGAACAGGCACACCAACGGGTAATGCTGAGCCTTCTCCCAAACCAACGTTTATGAAAATGCAGAAATAACGAGCAAATGGCATCATTCCTGCTTTTGTCAGGGAGATCTACCATGCTTATTGGCTATGTACGTGTGTCAACAAATGACCAGAACACAGATCTACAACGTAATGCGCTGAACTGTGCAGGATGCGAGCTGATTTTTGAAGACAAGATAAGCGGTACAAAGTCCGAAAGGCCGGGACTGAAAAAACTGCTCAGGACATTATCGGCAGGTGATACGCTGGTGGTCTGGAAACTGGACCGACTGGGGCGCAGTATGCGGCATCTTGTCGTGCTGGTGGAGGAGTTGCGCGAACGAGGCATCAACTTTCGTAGTCTGACGGATTCAATTGATACCAGTACCCCAATGGGGCGCTTTTTCTTTCATGTGATGGGTGCCCTGGCTGAAATGGAGCGTGAACTGATTGTTGAAAGAACAAAAGCTGGACTGGAAGCTGCTCGCGCACAGGGACGAATTGGTGGACGTCGTCCCAAACTTGCACCAGAACAATGGGCGCAGGCCGGGCGATTAATTGCATCAGGCGTTCCTCGCCAGAAGGTGGCGATCATCTATGATGTTGGTATATCGACACTGTATAAGAAGTTTCCGGTCGGAGATAAATGAAACCGTAGCACGTCGTATGCAAGAAGATCGTGCTGCGGTTTATGCTTATCACTTAAAGACTCAAAAATTAGGTGAGTAACGGACCGGGGACATAGCTCCTTTTTTCTTAATTCATCTGGTATTTTTTTCCAAGATAAAGATTTGCTATTTCAGGTGGGGCTTCTCGACCTTCAAAACCATAGCGAGAACTTTGTGTTGCCTCAAAGTCCGGATCCTCGTCCCAGTATTTCATCGTAGGGAAATTTTCACGTGTTGATTTGAGCCATTTATCAGCAATGAAAACCCCTCGAACGATCCCCCTTACAGTAGCAAGAATGACTTCTGCTTGGCTGGCGCGAGAGACATTAATGCGCCAGCTAAATCGAACCGCATCATAAAGCTCTGAATCCTTTGCACTTCTGTTAACGGAAATCATTAATGCTTTATGATGAAATGTTATGGTTTCGGGTTGATATGTTGCTATCAACTCTTTGACATGCGCGGCGCCGAATTCATTGCTGCCAGCACCATTCATGATATTCGTTAACCCAGGGTAGGCATCAATAAGTGCTGCTTCAACTTCGTACGCCGTCTTTTCATCAGTCATTCCATGTCGATGGATGACATGGATAACTTCAAGTCCCGCTAATCTTATTTCTCTGATTTGCTTTAGCTTGTTGCTCAGTAACTCGTCATCATCAGCCGCTGCCACTTCACCGCGCATATGGGCAAATACGCGGTTACCTTTGCCTTTCCCTACATAGAAGGTGCTTCCGTCCCTAGGATCAATCAATCGGTATACATACCAGCCAAGGTGTTCAATTACTCCAGAAGGAAACTCAGTAATATCCATTTTGCAATATCTGTGAATTATTTGTGAGACGTATATTAATGAACATTGCAAGGGCTCACAACTAGTAGTGTTGAGAAAGCCATCGGGAAAATGAGGCTAACCCTTTGAATTTACATAGCGCAAAAAGATACCTTTCCTCATAATGTGAGCTAATTTTATGTTTCGTTTGATGATCGGGTCGGTCTCGAAACCCGTAGCCACGTCATATGCAAGAACGTGCTACGACTGGCTGGTGAACTTCCGATAGTGCGAGTATTGAATGATTTCCAACTGTTATCGATTTTGCGTATTTTTAGCATGAGAGGATTCGCACCACCTCCCACCGACCATCTATGACAGTATGCCACTATCTATAGGACTGCTTTGTGCCAGCAGCGGACGGTATGTTTGTTAATTGGCGGATTTTCTTGAGTAAATCAATAGGATAGGTGAAAAATTAATCAAAAGTTTATGGCCCTACTACCCATCAAACTGATAGAGCCTCTCCCTGGATGGACGACAAAATCAGATATTGGAAAGTCAATAATTAATACAAGCACCAACATTTCTTGAAAAGGTTATTTATAAAATGAAATAATTTTTAGCCATGTTATAGTGATGTATTAACTTCAGATAAAGAGATTATAGGATGAATGCTAAAATTTCATGTCCAATTGATGGGTATATCATAACAGATTTCATAGGAGACGGAGGGAACGGAGATGTGTATCTTGTAACTTCAAGTTCTGGCGAGGAAGCATTCGCTTTAAAAATACTAAGAAATGTACAAGAATCAACTTATAATAGATTCAAGGTAGAAGTTAATTTCTTGAAAGATAATAAAGTAGATGGGGTAATGCCTTTGCTTGATTTTTACCTTCCAGATAATGCAAAAAAAGAACAAGCTTGGTATCTTATGCCATTGGCTGAAAGCTTTAAAGAAAGTGTAAAGCAAAAAGATCCATTATCAATCATCTCTGAATTCATTCATCTCACTCAAACCATTATAGAACTCCATGACCAAAACATATCTCACCGGGATATAAAGCCAGATAATCTTCTATATTTGAATGGCAGGATATTTTTAGCGGACTTTGGATTGGTAAAATATCCTGAAAGAATCGAATTAACACCCGATATGCGAGACGTTGGCGCAAAATTCACAATGGCCCCAGAAATGAGACGGATAGCAAATCGTGCTGATGGGCTCCCGGCAGACATTTACTCTCTGGCAAAATCAGTATGGATGTCTCTGACTAAAGACTATCTTGGTTTTGATGGTCAGTACAGCACAAAATCTAATATCGGATTATCAAACTACATAAAAGAACTATATCTACCGCCCTTAGATGACCTATTAGTGCGCGCAACAGATAACGATCCGTATCAGCGACCAACTGCTGCGGAGTTTAAGACAGAACTTGAAAATTGGATAAAAATTAATAATGATTTCATCCAGCGTAATTTAACTGAATGGTTCGAAATCCAAAACCTACTATTCCCATACAGCACACCGAATAGTGTAGAGTGGACAAATAATGATGACATAATAAACATACTCAATTTAATAGCTGGAAGGGAGTCTCTAAATCACATGTTTTATCCTTCCGGTGGGGGAAGCGATTTGATTTATGTCGAACCAGCCTCAGAAAAAGGATTTATCGCGCTTATAGTCTGTGAACGATGCGCTGAAATTTTAAAGCCCAAAAAACTTTCATTTGAATCATTTGGTCATGATCCCGAATGGAATTATTTTCGTCTTGAATGTGAAGTAATCGAACCAATGAAAATTTCGGGTCCCGTTACTAGTTCAACGATGGATGAATACATGGTTGAAATTACGCCTGGAAATTACATACCTCCAGATTGCTGGGAAATAAATGAGTATCAAGGTAAACCTCTACCTGAAACCGCTAGAATTGTCAGCAGGTATATAAAAGGTAGTTTTGTATTTTTCTGCAAGTCATCAACTTATAACAGAATAAGCCAGACGTATAATGCTTGGCAGAATGTGGGGGAAAATGAATTCAGAAAGCTAATCGCAAAATTTGCTCAGTATGCTTCTGCCCGAAGAACCATTAAATAATATTCCAACTACTGTGGCAGCGTATTTAATACTTAATTGGTCGCTACAGTGTACAAGGAAAGTGTGTTATATAGCGTTCATATTCTGATAAGCATATACAAATCAGGTGTTTTTCGGCTATTATCTTTTGGTATTCCGTTTTGCCTGCAGCACACTGACACATCTGCTTCTCGCTTACAGCCGCCGAGGTAAGAGAGCACGTTACCGCGTCGGTGGACTTACTGACCTATCAAAATAACCGCTTAATGCCAGAAGCGGGTATTCAGAGTATCCTGCAACCATATGGTCATTACACAAAGTGGATAGCAAATGTTTCAGTTTTTTGGCTCAGGATTGAGCTGGAGTGAGGATAAATAATGAAAAGTAGCCTTGAACAAGCTTTCCAAGAAGCAGCACACGCAGCAGATCGTGCAGTCAGCGGTGCGATGCTGAAGTATTCTAATGGGTTGGTCACGGATGAAGACGACATAACAGGGGTACTGATCGGCCGGTTGGATGCTGTGTTTTCCGAAGAAATTGGTGGTGTAACATGGTCTTCATCCATTCTAAGGCACCGTAAGGGGGTAGCAGCAGAAGAAAAGAAGGTCGGTGCTGACATGCTGCTCCATGTCTCAATCTCAACACCAGAGCTCACCTATTCAAAGGGGGTTTTGATTCAGTCAAAGAGAGTTGATGAAGGTATTGCAATGACAGCACAAGGTCACAAAGAATTGCTGGGACAGTGCGACAAAATGCTAAATATTACCCCGGCTTCGTTTGTTTTTACCTATACGAAGTCAGGGATGCGCTGCGCTTCCGCAACGAAGATTGTTGGAACAAGTAGCCGAATACTTAACGATTCGTGCAACCTGACCTCTTATCGGTTCTTCCTGGAACTGTTCCGATGCACAATTGGAGATCGCAACATTACATCGGCCAAGTTTGATGATCTTCGGATACCTCAAGGCATTGCCATCAAGGGAACACTGGAGTAAGTGGTGTCTCTTCCTAGGCTTTGAGAGTGCATAGACACACAGCCTAAAGGCGGTATAACCCCATTGGGTTAAATTATGTCTATTTAACCACATCATGATACGAAGATACCTTCCAAAATGTTGCCATGTACTCATCTGTTGTTGCCTGGCTGGTGACGTGTCTGGGTGTTAGCACCGTGCTCTCTCATTGTCTGAGTCTGGGCCAATCCACGCTCATAGCAGGCATTCACTTCAGTCATGGCGGAAAGGTATGCATGCTGGGTGGGGAAAGTGTGAAAGAAAAGAAGACTGCTGCGTCGTTTGTCGTCACGTTTATCTTCATTGGCTATGCAAGTCGTAATACAAGGTGGGACAAAACTGAGACACATAAGGCCTCGCAATGGCTTGCAAGGCTTTACATGTTTTGATGTGGTGGGACGTGTGAGCGCAGTGTTGATGGGGTAATGCTTTGAATTAGAAGCGGATTCTTATAATTCGTAATGCGAAGGTCGTAGGTTCGACTCCTATTATCGGCACCATCACCTAGTTTTCCCAAGTCAACCCACATCAACAAAATCATTTAAAAACATATATATTACGTTATTTTCATACGTTTGAGGTCAACCCTTGTCTCTTGAAATCAACACGCGGTTGGGGGCACAATCAGGGGCATGTTCTGTTCGGTCTAGGAAATGTGCCCCCAATGATGCTGAATGCCCGCAAGGTTGAAGCTGCGAAAGGAAAAGAGAAGAGCTACAAGCTGTTTGATGGAGGTGGCCTATACCTTCAGGTCGAACCTAATGGCTCGCGTTACTGGCGTATGAAATACCGTTTTGCTGGTAAAGAGAAACGATTGTCCTTTGGTGTTTATCCAACAGTCACACTTGCTGATGCCAGACAAAAACGAGAAGACGCGAAGAAACTACTCGCAGCAGGTGAAGATCCCGGCGAAGTCAAAAAAGCCAAAAAGCAGGCTTTAAATGCAGCGATTGAGACACTTAACCCATTCAGAGAAGTGGCGTTAGAGTGGCACAAAATGAAATCACCCAAATGGTCTGAGGGCTATGCTTCCGACATCATTGAGGCATTCGAGAAAGACATTTTCCCGCATATTGGGCACAGACCTATAGCTGATATTCAGCCCCTTGAACTGCTTGAAGTTCTGAGGTTGATAGAAGCTCGAGGCGCTATGGAGAAAGCGAAGAAAGTCCGTCAGCGATGCGGTGAAGTTTTTCGCTATGCCATCGTAACGGGTAGGGCAATCTACAATCCGGCACCGGATCTTGCCAGTGCGATGCAAGGACATGAAGCAGTCCACTATCCATTCCTCAAAGCCAACGAACTACCGGAGTTCTTTAATGCCCTTAATTCTTATTCAGGAAGTCCAATTGTATTGTTGGGGGCGCATTTACTTATCCTGACAGGTCTACGAACTGGAGAACTACGAGCAGGTGAGTGGCGAGAGGTGGATTTTGATAATGCGGTGTGGGAGATCCCAAAAGAACGTATGAAAATGCGTAGGAGCCATATTGTCCCGTTGTCAAAACAAGCATTATCCCATCTCAAAAGTTTGAAAGAACTAACTGGGAACTACCCGCTGATGTTCCCTGGACGCAACGATCCTAGCAAATTTATGAGTGAAGCAAGCATTAATCAGGTGTTTAAACGTATTGGATATGCAGGGCGTGTTACGGGGCATGGTTTCAGGCATACGATGAGTACAATCCTACATGAGAAAGGATTTAACAGCGCTTGGATTGAAACCCAGCTTGCTCATTCGGACAAAAACTCTATTCGTGGAATTTATAACCATGCCCAATATCTCGAAGGGAGAAGAGAAATGATGCAATGGTATGCTAATTATTTATCTGAGCTAATTGGTACTCATAAATGAATATTTTAAAAATTAATAATACTGATTCTCTGCTCAGAGATTACTACCAGTTGGATGAAGCTTCAGAAAAAATTGGTTGTAGTGAAAAGGATATACTCTGGTTTGCCAGAGAACGAGATGTAGAGCTATGCATGGAATTCCATGATGATGAGTATGATGTTTCATGTGGTTTGAAGATTGATGGTCAAATGGATGAGTTCTTATCTAATCTGAAATATTTACCACGAGATAGAAATGGCAATATTATGTTGTCAGACTTAAGTTCTATAAGAATCCCTGATGAAGATAATTTAATTGATAAAAATGGTTTTATTCGATGTTTCATATCCGGTTTATGGGCTGTTGATTATGAATATAAAGATCTGTTAGTTAAGCATGAGGGGCAACCGGATTCTTGGCCTATTCATTTTCTACTGGCGGGTACGCCTAATATAAATTGTAAGGTAATTCTTTATGTAAATTATGATGAAAAAGAAAATTATTATCTTTTTGAGGTTTTGTGGATTACAAAGGTACAGATTCAAAAATTCATTGATATAGTCTTATGCGAACAAAAGCGGATAAAAAACGCCAATAAATATAAATCACAATCTGAGGCGCAAAAACAAAAACATGCTGTTCCTCGAGCTGAAATACTCATGGCTATTATTTCGCTCTATCATCGTGATATGAGGCTAAGAAGAGAGAGTCCAGCAGCGATAGCTGATTATCTTTTTCAACATGCCAGTGAGTTCTGGCCTAAGACCGGAGAACCGCCTTTGAGCTATGATACTGTTGTTAGTTTGCTACGTAGTTGCATGAAAAACATTAAGTTTAACTAAATATTAACAATTATTGTGGCTAATGATTTTGGATTTTTTTCATTAGTCACATTTTTCTCATTTATAACCTATGTTTTAATTTTCCGTGTTGAAGCCAATAGACTTAGATAAACGGAGAATGATGAATGTTATCTAAACATGATAATACTACTTTGCAACGACCTTCAATGGATTCTCTGATCGATATGAAGTTTATTACTTCCGATTGTTTATTAAGTGATAAATGGATTTATCGATTGATTTCTCTGAATCGCTTTCCAAAACCTATAAAAATAGGTCGGATGTCACGATGGCGCGCTGCTGATTATTATAAGTGGCGAGATGGGTTTGAAGAAAACTCAGGTCAACATTTTGAGGGAATGAGAAATAAGGCAAGAGCAATTAATAAAGGGAATAGATTATCACCTACTCCCTAAGCCTTAATTGATAGTTAGTAATATTTAACTGATTAGCCTTTAGGGTCAATCCCGCGTGATTGGAGTTCTTTGCGTAAAATTCTTTTAATCCAAGTTGCCAACGCGCTATCTCCATCTTTGCGCATTTCGTTTTCGAGTTGCAACCTAAAATCGTCGGTAAGACGCATTTGGAATGGTGGAGAACGTTTCTCTTGTGGTGTTGACATGGTAATTACCCTAGAATATGATGACTACATGGTAATTACCATTGTAAGTATAGTTCGCTTGTAAAAGCAATGCCCGATTGTGCGGGAACACAAATCGGGCATTTAACCAACCGTTATAAGAGGTAACGAAGATGGCTAAACAGAAGTGTACCTGGTTATTTGCGGCGATCAACCGCAGTCAACGCAATGCCCGTCCTGTGATGTTAAGGATCACCGCAGATAACGAGCGGTCAGCGCGGCGCAGACTTGCCCCGGACTATGTACTGAGCTTTGCCGGGCGCATTCCCTGCGGAGGTGAACATGCGTAATTATCCGCACCCCGGCGAACGCTGGCAGCATGAACGTGGCTGGACGGTCACGATTATCCGATTAATAGAAGCCTCGCCCTCTGTGGCGCTGGTTAATCCTGAATTCAGCTGTGAAGTGCTGATACGTCATGACAGCGACAACCAGCTTTCTTCCTGCCCTCTGGCATGGTTTGAACAGCGGTATACGCGCCTGTTTGATGTACCGCTCTTTAAGCCTGCACCAGCTCCTGCAGGCGGTAGTGGTTCCGGCCCGCTGACACTGCATCCGTCTGTGCTATTTATCCGCTGGCGGGAGCGTAGCATATGGCGTTCTGCTGAGCCTGACGACGGTCACTATTCAAAGTTTCTCTGACAAAATACCGCTGAAAACGGAGTAATCCACGATGAATATTTCAAACGGGCACAACGGTGCTCAGGGCCACACTTTGCCTGAAAAACACAATACCGGTGCTTTTGCCTATGGGTTGTCAGAGGACAGTTTCGGAAAGCTGACCCGCGCAAGAAATGCCTGCGACATGCTCCAGCTTCTCTTTTCTGAATACCCGTCTCAGGCCGGAGCACTGGACGCTGGCTGTGCGCATGGTGTCGCCGCGCTGATGGAGTACCTGCTGGCAGATTTGACGGATATTGCACACAGTTGCGCACTGATTGAAGGAGGTGCCAGATGAACCAGCCGCAGGTTTCCATTTTCCCGGCAGAAATGACCACCGCGCTTTACCGGCGGGCTATTGCTTCAGCATGGCGGCAGAAAATGCTGAACGAAACTGGCAGTGATCAGTATGGTCCGCACAGCCTGACGGTGGAGCGTATTGAAATGGCCATTGCGCTGCATATCGAGTGCGTACTGATTAACGAGTACGGCGAAGTGCAGGGCGCCGCTACCGCGCTGGCACTGCTGACTGACATGCTGGAGCCGTCACTGCTGACCGCGCCGCCGGTACTGACCGCGCGCGGCTGTGAAGTGATGGCGGAGATGTACCGCACGCTTCCGGCGGCCTTTGATGACTTCTGCAGTACCGGTGTGACGTTGTATGAGGGGGAAGTATGACAATACGGACGGTTACGCAGATTTCAGCCGCCGCACGGGGGAAATGGCCCGTTATTCTGCAGATGCTGCGTATTGATGTACCTGAAAACGGCAGGCACGGTCCCTGCCCGAAATGTGGGGGCAAGGATCGTTTTCGCCTTGATGACCTTGACGGGCGCGGGACGTGGATCTGCAGCCAGTGTGGCAATGGTGACGGTCTGGATCTGGTTAAGCTCGTAACCGGTTACAGCGTCAGAAAGGCTGCGCAGGAGGTGGCGCAGGTGCTTAATGTGCCGGATGTGCAGGAACTGCCTGTTAAGCCTGCCAGACAAAAAGCCCCTAAACGAGACATGGGTCTTACCGTGGCGGCGCTGATGAAAGAGAGCCACACGGGAGAAAGCGCCTATCTGACAGGAAAAGGGTTCGCCGGATACCCGGCCTCTCTGACCGGAAGCGTGCAGCATATCAGCGGTAAGGATTTTCCTGCCGGTTCCCTGCTGTTACCACTCACGACCAACACCGGAGCCGTGACCGGTGCACAGCTTATCGCCCCGACGGGTGAAAAAAGCATACTGCCCGGCAGCACGATGAAAGGCGCGTTTGTGTCGCTCAGCCCGTTACCGTCTGAACCACCGGTACAGGTGGTGATTACCGAAGGTTACGCTACGGCGCTGACGGTAAGCCAGCTCACTGCCGGATGCGTAGTGGCTGCCATATCTGCGGGCAACCTGCCCAATGTGGCGCAGTCGCTGCGGGCACGCTGGCCTGAGGTAAAAATTATCATCGCCGGTGATAACGATTTTCAGGACGGGGGTGAGAATCCCGGCAGAGCCTTTGCTGAACGGGCGGCAAAAGCTGTTGGCGGCTGGATGACGCTGCCACCAGGAGAGATTAAGGCTGACTGGAATGACTTTCATCGGGAGCACGGTATTACCCGTGCCCGTGAAGCCTTTCGCAACGGTCTGGTACTGTGCGGGGAAGGCCGCACGCAACTGCCGCACGGGTTCCGTCTTACCCAGGAATATCTCTGGTATGAAAAGCAGGTACAGCGCAACGGTGAGACGGAGATCCAGAACGTCAAAATATGCAGCCCGCTGCGCGTGACGGCAATTACCTGCGATGCCGATGGCGGTAACTTCGGACGACTGCTGGAATGGGAAGATACGTGGGGTGAGTGTCGCCGCTGGGCGATGCCAATGGAAATGCTGAGCGGCAGTGGTGAGGAACTGCGCCGGGTTCTGCTGGTTAACGGGCTGTCTTATATCAGCACCACCGGTGAGGCACGCGCACGCCTGATGGAATATATCTCACTGTGTAAACCGGAACGCCGCGTGACCTGCGTCAGTCGTACTGGCTGGCATGGTCAGGTTTACGTCCTGCAGGATGAGGTCAGCGGTGAAGGTGCAGAGGGTGTCATTCTCCAGACCACTTCCGTGCAGGGGCGTGATTTCCGCGTGTCGGGCACAACAGAGGAATGGCGGGAGCATGTATCCCGCTACTGTACCGGCAACTCCCGCGTGGCATTTGCTGTCAGCCTGGCCTTTGCTGCACCACTGTTACGGCTGGTTGGTATGGACGGCGGCGGCTACCACCTCAAAGGGGAATCGACAGACGGTAAGACCACCACCATGAAAGCGGCAACCTCCGTCTGCGGCGGGCCTGACTACTGGCAGACATGGCGGGCCACCGGCAACGCGCTGGAGGGATGCGCCAGCCGCCGTAACGATGCCGCCATGATGCTTGATGAGATCCGGGAAGTTGACGGACGCGAGGCAGGCAATATCGCCTACATGCTGGCAAACGGTCAGGGCAAGGGCCGTGCCGGTACGGACGGTGAGCTGCGTACCCGTAAGCAGTGGCGCCTGTTGTTCTTTTCAACTGGCGAGTTGTCTCTGACCGAACATGCGGCAAAGGCCGGTGAGCGTACTTTTGCCGGGATGGAAGTCAGGATGATCCAGATCCCCAGCGATTCCGGGAAGTTTGGCGTTTTTGAGGAGCTGCACGGCTTCGACAGCGGCAAGGCTCTGGCAGAGCATCTTGAATGGGCCACGTCCTGCTACTACGGTTCGCCGTTCCGGGAGTGGCTGAAAGCACTGACCGCTGATCTTAACGGACTAACGGCACAGGCAAAATCGCTGATGAAGGAATATGCTGCCGCCCTGACTCCGAAAGATGCAGGCAATCAGGTGGGCCGGGCTGTGAACCGCTTTGCACTGGTGGCGATGGCAGGTGAACTGGCAACCCGTCTGGGTATCACCGGCTGGCCTGAGGGTGAAGCACTGCGGGCAACCCGCGTCTGCCTGAACGCATGGCTGAAAGATCGCGGGCACACCGCCAATCAGGAAGATATCGCCGCACTGGAGCAGGTTCGCAGTTTCTTTACCGCGAATCAGTACAGCCGCTTTGCAGACTGGTATGACGAGCGCAACCGCCCCGGCAATATGGTGGGCTGGCGCAGGGTGGAGAAAGGCAGTACCGCGCAGGGCACGGAAGCTGTCACTACGTTCTATGTCATGCCGTCCGGCTGGAAAGAAATCTGCAGGGGATTTGACCCGCGCAAGGTGGCGCGTCTGTGCGCAGATCGTGGATACCTGCTGCCCTCCACTGATGGCAAACTCCAGACAACCATTCGCCCGCCAGAGATGAATCCCCGCAGGCTCTATGTCTTCAACAGCGAGGTGCCGGGTTAAGGCTTTGCGTGAGTCTTATTTATTAAGGGTAACAGGTGAAACAGGTGGAACAACCGTATTTTACAGGGCTGAATCTGTTCCACCTTCTGAAATAGTGAGGTGGAACAGATGTAACGCCAGCCAATCCGCTGTTCCACCTTGTTACCCGCGATGTTCCACCGGTGCAGTGTATATAAATGCTTTATAAAACAAATGGGTAACACATGTTTCACCTGTTACACCGCATCAGGGACATAAAGCAGACTGAAACAGAGGGCATTTTTATCTGGCTGGCTTTCATAGCCACGTCTGAATAACCGCAAGCGCCCGTTGTACCAGCCACCACACACTGAGCACCGATAGTGTGCTTGTGTCAGCCACGACACAATTGACGTAACGAACCAACCCGACAGGAGAAGTCATGAACAACACCGCAGTGAATAACAACCTTTCCACTTTTCCGGCTGTAACGCAGCGGGCACTGGAAACCATGAACACAGCCAGAAACGCATGGCTTGAAGCACGTCGTCAGCAGAAAGCGGCAGCGGATAATATTGCGACAATCCGCCAGCGTCGCGCTGAAATGGAAGCCACGACGAACACACTGAATGAGGAGTGGCGCACGCTGTTTCGTGAAAGTCAGGGCGTGGTCTCAAAGGAAATGAAAAAACTGCGCACGGAAATTGCGCTGGGACGAGAAACTCTTGAGGATTTTGATGAGCTGCTGGAGGCTCAGGAAAGCGAAAATGCACTTTTGCCGCAGAAAGCTGCGGAATTAGCCGGAAAGTATATCCACGCGCATAACATCCTTGTGGATATTCGCGCAAAACAAATCTGGGAAGATTTTATGCAGTCGCATGGAAAAGCGCTTATTCAGACGCTGAGCCTGCTTAAATCCACAATGGGCCGGGAAGCCAGTGCCGTTGTGGGTGTGGTGAATTCAGTTAATGACCCGGACACAGTGCTGAAAGACTTTATTCATAAACATATCACCAGACCGGCTCTGGCTAACGATGCGATGCCTGAGCAGGACCCGGTGTTTAAACTGGCGGGAGTTGCCCCGGATTATGCGGCGCGTCTGGATTTCAGTAATCAACTCTCTCCGGCAGCTATGCATAAAATTAAGGTTCGTCAGGAACTTGCTGAGAAGGAGAAAGCAGTATGACGGCCCGAGGCACGCCTGACCAGGCACTTACCAGTTTTCGGAATGCCCGTATTCTGTGGGCCGGACATAATGAGAGCCGAAAAGCCGTTGAACAACAGATAACATCTCTCCTCGCTGCCACAGAAAAACCAGCAGATTATGCCCGACAGCTCGAATTACTGCGGGAACGTCTGGATGTGCTGAAATGGCAAATTAACTGTGCTGCGCGCGAATGCATTTACTCGCAGCATTTACTGATGGAGGCCTGCACAGAAGCCGCTCTCAGCAATTTTATGCAGGCGAATGGGGCAGCCCTGACATCTGCACTGGCTCCGTTCCTGAAGGGGCGCGGAGGGGTTGACGTTGCGTCCCGTATATTACGCAGTGCTCTGGTTCGCCAGCTGGCAATAACACCGCCTGAAATTGCCGGGGATTATCGTGAGATCCTGGATGAATCCGGTTTGATGCCTGACCCCGGGATGATTCGTGATTGCCAGGGGTCTTACACCCCGGCACAACATCTGCGTTTTCAGCAACGCCTGAATGACATTAACGATATACAGGAGTGATATTAATGGCACTTAAATGTCCGGAATGCGGTACAGTTGCACACGCCAGAACAGCAGCCTATGAAGCTCCGTCAGTTAAACGCTCGTGGTATCAGTGCCAGAATCTGGAATGTTCCTGCACATTTACGGCACTGGAGAGTGTGGATAAGATAATCATGAAACCCCGGCGCAATGAACAGCTATCAGACAAAGCACAATCCCCGGAAAAACAACAGCAAACGCTCAATCGCTATGGCTCCGCGTCAAAACTGTCAAGCCGTCAGCAGATTCCTGTCTGATTAGAAAAAAACGCCCACGTAATCCTGGTCGAGTACCGGGATTTTTAACACCTTTTCCCTGGCTGGCCTGAGAGCGCATGAGTGCATGTCTATGGCGCATGAAAATGCATGAGCCTTATGCACCTTTTTTGAGGCGAAAACCTTTGTGTGGTGGTATCTGAGACGATTTATGGCATGCATGAAAACCAGTCTGTTAAGCGAAGCGGGCAGGCGTGCGGGGCTGCCCGCGATAGCACTGAAATCAACAGGTAAAACTATTTTTTATTAGTAGTGTAAACTGGGAGCGAACGGACTCTGTCATGCTGTATCATCCTGTAATGATCAATCTCACTGGTGTCTGTATAGATGTCAACCAGTTTCGACGGCTGTGTCTAACTTAAAATTAGAGCTTAATCAAGTTTTTCCTCGAGAATACTTTTAAAAGACAATGAGTTATGAGAAAGTGGAGGCTGTCACGTTGGTCATATGTAACACTCCACGTAATCTTAATCGCTTTGTAAATGTTGAAGTTAATTAATAGGGAAAACTGATGCTAACCAGGGCTGAAAATATAAGAAAAATCACAAGCTATTTAGCTATTCTCTCAAGAGAGGTTGAGATTAGTGCCTCCCTCAATCTTTTGGATATCAACGTTCAAGCGGAATCTTTTTATAGAGATTTCTTAAACTTATGTTATGGATATAATTTAAGAAATACCAATAGTGAAGAGCAAAACTACCAAGCAATAGATCTTGCTGATGAAGATCGGAAGATTGCTATACAAGTAACTTCAACTTCTGACTTGGGAAAAATTAAGAATACAGTTGATGGATTTATAAAAAGTAAGCAATATGAAAAATATGATAGACTAATTGTACTGAATATAACTGAAAAGAAAAAGCACAGATTGAAAGAGTATGGAATAGCCGGGTGCTATGTAATTAATATCAAAGATGATGTATGGGATTATAAGGATATAATTAGAAAGATAAACGATTTGAATGATTGTGATATATCAACAATATGCTCATTTTTGGAACGTAATATTAATACTAAAGCTGCTGATAAACCGCCGAAAGAAGTCACAACTATGTTTGCGATGATTGAATTATTGAGTGATGATGCTCACCCATTGGCAGGAAATGGATTTATTGAAGAGCCTAATCCTGAAAATAAAATATATAAAAGATTTTCAGATTATTCAGAGCGGTTGATTGGCTTATATACTGGGTTAGCTCCATTATATAGTGGGATATTTAAGTCAATAAAAGAACAGAGCGATATTGGTATCGTAAGGTACCAAAAGATGAGTTTGTATTTAGAGTCATTTAGTGATAAGGTCTTAAGAAGCCATGGTGGAGATCCTATCTTGGCGCTTAATTATTTAAAAGAATATTTTTCTAAACAACTGAGCCAGAGAAATGTAGATTACGATGAAACAGCTATCAAATTTTTCTTAATTGAGAATTTAATTGCATGTAACGTCTTTCCTAATTCGGAGATTCTTTGATGTTAAGTTTTTTTTCGAAAGATGAGGATTTGACAAAATCCCCTCCTGTTGTAGGGGCTAAAATTCTTAATTTATTTGACGAAACAAAAAAGAAAAAATTAGTATTTTCGATTTAGCAAAAGAATTAAAGAAAAACAACTCTCTAGGAGTGCGTGCAATTTATTTTGGAATGGTCTTTCTTTATACTCTTGATCTTATCGATTTCGATGAGCCATATGTGATAAATAAAAATGTTAAGAATAAATAAACTATATAGCATACCAGAATCTTTTGAGCCAGTAAGCTTTGATAGTGGCATCAATATCATCTTAGGTGAAAAAGATGTTTCATCTAACAAAACTAATGGAGTGGGTAAAACTCTTTTAATAGAGTTTATTAATTTTTGTTTATTAAAAGAATTTAAGTCGAGTAGAGTTTCTAAAATTCCTCATTCTGATTTTTCGAAAGACATTTTGATATGCCTTGATTTTAATATTGATAATATTAACATTATATCCCAGCGTTCTATTGGGAAACATAATGAGCCAACACTTGTAATAAATGGAAAAACAATAGAGTTTAGTGGATTAGATGATGCGTTATCTCATTTAAGCAATCTTATCTTTAAGAATAGTAAGGGTATACTTCATCCATCATTTAGAGCGATGCTGGGGCCTCTGATACGCGATGAACGATCTGAATTTAAATCTATTGTTGAGTGCTTCGACACAAAATTACATATACCTGCTGACTATACTCCTCATCTTTATTTGTTAGGTATTGATATTGCTCCCTATAAAGAGGCAAAGATTTTACAACGAGAAATAGATGATTTATCAACTACAAAAAATAAAATAAAGAGAGATATTGAATTTCTGACGGGAAAAAAAATTAGTTCTGCAAAGGCAGAGGTTAATGATCTTAAATCAAAAGTTGAACATATCAGAAACGCTATGGATGCATTTGATAGCGATAGCAGTTATGAACTTATCAAAGATGAAGTAGAAGAATTAGAAAGTTCTTTAGAAGAGTTGCGGAATAAAAGAACAATACTTAAGTTAGAGCTTTCAAGAATAAATGCTCTCGTTGGTGAAGTATACATAAATGATGATGAAGTAGTTGAAATTTATAATAAATTTAAAGTTGGATTAGGTGATGCTATCAAAAAAGAACTTAATGATGTTATTTCATTTAAGAAAAAAATAGATCACTTCCAAAACACTTTGTTAAATACGCGAAAAGAAACATTACTTTCTGAATTGCGTAAGATATCAGATAAGCTATATACAGTAAATAGACTTTATAAAGAAAAAGCTAGTGTTTTTGAGCAGGCGGGGGGGTTTAAAAGCCTGAAAATTTTAATAATGACTTATCAGAAAAAGTTAGAGGAGTATTCACAGTTATCTTCATTGCTTAAAAAATTTGAAGATTTCGATTCTAAATGGAAAGTTAAGAAGTCAGAACGCTCTTCTATGATAATTTCGTTAGATCTTTCTATTATGGATAACGAAAAAACGATTGAATCTTTTGAGGAAACCATTTTATCAATCCATGAATATGTTTTTGGAAATAGAAAGTGTTCTTTCGAAATTAAGGCGACAGAGAAGAAAGAAACTATCTCAATGGATTTAAGAATTGATGATGACGGTAGTCATAGTAATGAGCGAGAAAAGGTTTTCTTTTATGATTTGGCTCTTTTACTTACAGAAGAAACGTTTCGACGTCACCCTGGATTATTAATTCATGATAATATTTTTGATGTGGATCAAGATACATTAATTAAAAGCTTGAATTATTTGGCAGAGAAATCCAGTTGCTTAAATGATGCACAATATATTTTGACGTTAAATAGCGACAAAATTAGTGAAATTGATAAAAGAGATTTGAAACTAGATATTAACTTCTATAAGCGAGCTTCGTTAACTAAAATAAATAGATTCCTGGGAAGGCATTATCAAGAAATATAA